AAATGGGCGGTGTTGCTGGACACTTAATGCACCTGTATGATAATAGAGATTTATCTTACAATGATATAGCAGATATTTTATCAAAAGCCTCGCAAGGCGAGCTGGTCGGCACTGAAAAAACGGATGGGTTTAACATCTATCTTGGATTTAAGGATGGCGAGGCTCGTGCTGCTCGTAATAAAGGAGATATGCGTAGGGGTGGCATGAATGCTGCTGCTGTCGCTGCGCGCAATTATAAAGGCGGACCACAAGTCCGTCAAGTTTATGTTGACTCTTTTCGCGCTTTCGAAAAGGCAATGTTGTCTTTGAGCGAAGAGGAGCGCGCGAAGTTATTTGGTCCGGACGGGGAAATATTTTATAATACAGAAATTCTCGGGATGCTTCAGCCTGAAGAGCCAGAGGGTGAGCCGCGCCCTGCCAATGTAATCAAATATGACCCGAGCATGATCACCATTCACCCAGCTGGTCATAAGCGATACAATCCTGAGACTAACTCGCTAGAGGTTGTTGACGTATCGCAAAACGCAAAAGTTTTAGATGCTGCGGTCGATAGATTCACAGAAGCACTAGCCGGCGAGGATTTTCAGCTAGCGAGGACTGCTGTTGCGCAGCTTAATAAACTTGATAATGATCATGATCTTAACATTGCCTTGTCTCGTATTCAAAAGTCTGGTCTAACTGGCGATATGACCATCAATGATCTTTTAACCGATAGAGTTTCGCAAGTTGTTAATGAAAGGTTTTCTGTTCTCTCGGAAGAAAAGCGCCAAGGCATCGTGGCTCGGGTGCTAAAATTAGAAGGGCACCCAAGTCTTGTCGCTATCAAAAAAGGGTTGCCAAAAGATATTGCAAATGAAGTATCAAAGTTTATAAAAGAGGACAGTATAATCCCAATCCGAAAAGTTATTGCTCCTATTGAGGATGCAATCCACGATCTAGCAGTAGAGTTGCTTAGCGGTCTTCAGAGTGCTTACATTCTTGATAACAAGGCAGAGGTCGAAAGATTGCGAAAAGAAGTTGAAACGGCGATTGCCAACATCAAGCAGTATACCGGCGAGGGCTCAGAAAAAGCACACGAGATGCTTTATCGCCAACTCTTGAAGCTGAAGCACCATGATAAGATTGACACCGCCGTTGAGGGATTTGTGTTCCAACACAATGGCAACCTTTATAAATTTACAGGAAACTTTGCGCCAGTTAACCATCTCCTAGGCTTGTTTAAATACGGTAGAGGCTCCGTGCCGCCTATTAGAGAGCCCGGGGAGGATGAGATTAATGAGCAAGCCGGCATGGTGCCCTCGCGGGTCTTAGCAGTCGTCCCTGGCGCGTTTAAACCTCCACATCGTGGTCACGTTGCAATGGTGGCAGAATACGCCGGCGAGGCTGACGAGGTTATTGTTCTTGTAAGCCCCGTTGAGCGCGGCGGTATCACAGCAGACCAATCACTGGCTCTGTGGAATCTATATCTTGAAGAGTTGCCATATGATAATATTAAAGTTATGAAGTCACCGGTTAATTCACCGGTCCTAGCTGCCTATCAATTTGTGGAAAATCCTGATGATAATCCTCTTTGGGCTCAACCCGGCGATGAAGTGATTATGGGTGTTAGCACCAAAGGTGGCGATGAAGAGAGATTCTGCAAGAATGTTCAAAAATATGCTCGTGAGGGTGTCTTAATTCGCTCAAATTGCGCCATAGACCCAGCTGGGGGATCATATGTAGATTCAGAGACCGGTGAAGCACTCAGTGCTACGAATATGCGTCGTGCCATCGAACAAGGCGGAAGATCGCTACTGCCCTTCATTCCTCCGGAAGCACACGACCGCATTGACGATATCGAAGACATCCTGATGAGAAAATCAGGAAAACTTACAATGGAGAACATTTTTAAGATGATTGAGGAAGTTATAGAAGAGAAAAAGAAGGAGCCGGCTAAAACAGCTGAAAAGAAGAAGGCTCCTATTACACTAGAAAATCTTTTTGATATGGTCGAAGAGGTGATTGACGAAGAGGAAGAAAAGGTTGAAGAAATCTCTTCTATGGCTGGTGGATCTGTTGCAGGATATTCCCTACCATTGGGCGCTAAGCCGCGTAAAACAAACAAAAAGAAACGCAAGGGAAGACGCATATACATTCCTGACTAACTATTTATATTAATGTGGGAGTTGCAAAATGACTATTGATCGACAAGAGATGGCTGAGGAGTTGTTGTTACGCGAAAACATTCGTAACGCAATTAAAATTGTTTTAAAGAGAAAAGAAGAAGAAAAGAATCAAGCTCTTTTAGAAGAGCAGGCGCTTCGTGATATCGTAAGAAAGCTTATTAAAGAAGAAGCCGCTGAATCTCCAAGCCAATCAACTGCAATTAATGTTCTCGAAGAGCTTCTCAGAAAGATCATACCAGTTCTGGAAGAAGATTACAAGTCTCTAACCACAGATCCTGAACAAAGAAGATCTTTTCGCGCACACATCGTCAATGCTATTGAAAACCTTCTGGCACCAGCGGAAATAAATGCTGAGGTTGAAGAAGTTCCACAGCTAGATGCACTAGAAGAGTTGCTTGTGAAAATTAACGAAATTAGTGTCGCTGTTGGTGATGAAAAGCCAGAAGAGTTTATCGATATTTATGATGATGAGATTGAGGAAGAAGAGCCTTCCACAGAAGAAGAAGAGTTTGCGAAAGGTTTGGAAGACGAAGAGTATAACTTAGTAGGAAGAAATATGGCTTTGAAAAGTTTCAAAAAGATTCAACAAAATATCTTAGATTCTTTTGCTGTTGTTTCTCCCGATGATGAAGACCGTGAGACATTTTATGATTATTTGATCACAAATGTCAAGCTTTATTTTGATAAATTTGAAGAAGAACTAGACCCAACACCCTCAGAGCCTACAACACCAGAATATGAAGAGCAAGAGCAACAGAAGGAAGTAGAGAGAACTGTTGGCTTAGAAGAATATGTTGATTTAGATGCTCTATTAGAAGGAATTGAAGGTTAATATAACATATAAAAAAGAAAATATATAAAAGAAAAAGTTTTTCAGTTATAATGGGTCTATGAAGACGTACAAGGACCTAGGAACAAGCATTGGTCGCCTAGTAGAGGAAAAGGACCAAGCATACGGTAGCTCATTCCAACGCTCTCAGGAAATTTTAAAAATTCTTTATCCTGATGGTGTTCAGCCCGATCAGTATTGCGATATGCTGGCAATGACAAGAGTAATCGATAAGCTTTTCAGGATTGCTAATCGCAAGGAGGCGTTTGGTGAGAGCCCGTGGCAAGATATTGCCGGTTATGGAATTTTAGGGGTGGCTAATGAAGTGGCAGAAGAAGAGGAAACTTCACGGGAAACAATCTCATTATAGCCTAATACGTAAGCTCAGAAGAGATAAGAAGACAACAGAAGAATTCGAGAGTATGCTAAGTGCTCTCAGCCTCGAAGAGATCATAGGCTTAAAGCTTGAATTGGCAGCAAAAGCCATAGACAATAGGTTGTATGGTCTTGCGCTTTGGTCGGGAATGCCCTTTATAGTGCATGAAGCCGTTTTTAAGTATGCTGTCTCAGCTACTAGGACCAAGCTTGAATGCATGAACTTTTTAGGACTTCCTAATTCATATTTTTATGATCTTTGGAACAGATATGAGATAGACAACTACTTCTCAGAGGAAGAAAATAAGGAGAGGTGACCGAGAGGCCGAAGGTGCATGATTGGAAATCATGTGTAGGGTAACCTACCGAGGGTTCGAATCCCTCCTTCTCCGTTTTCGAAAAAACACACTAATTAATACGTCCCCGAGGTAAAAATGAAAAAAAGAACGATTGCTATTACCACTAGGGATAATAGCTTTGTCTGGTCAAACGGCATCAATCAGAATGCTTACTTTCTTTACAAGCTGCTAGAAAAGGCTGGATATGAGCCTTCTTTGGTTTGTCTTCTAAAAAATAACAAGACTGACAACATCGGTGGGATTCCCTTAAAGCATCTCAATATTTCTAATTGCACAAAGTATGACGTCATCATTCAAGTCGTTAATATGATCGATGAGTTGATGGCAGCTCACTATGTGCAACAAGGCGGTAAGCTTGTATCAATTCGGTACGGAAATAAACTATTGGTTGATATTGAAACAATTTTATTTGCAGATGCACCAAAAGATTGCGCCTCGACAGACACCCCCGGCGCCGGTCATCAAATGTGGATTAGCCCACACTATGAGTTCCAAATAGACTATCTCAGAACTCTTTCCAGAACAGATGTGAAAGTTTGTCCGTATATTTGGGGACCTGAGATATTCGAAGCCCGCGCCAAGGAACTTAAACTAAGTCCTTACTTTAACGAAAAGACCACCGTAGGGAACATTGGAGTATTTGAGCCAAACTTGAATATTGTAAAGACATCCTTGATTCCTATGGTGATTGCTGAGAATCTTTATAGAAAAAAACCAGAGTTGATAAGACATACTTATCTGTTTAGTGCCAAGAAGATAGTAGAGAACAAGAGATTCAGCTCTATTGCAAAATCTTTTGACATCTATCACGATGGAAAGCTAACTTTTGAAGAGAGATACCATACACCATTCGTGCTGTCTAAGAACTTAGTCGGCACTTGTGTTTCGCACCAGTTTGAAAATCAGCTTAACTATCTCCAATTAGAGATGTTATACTGTGGGGTGCCAATTGTTCATAACAGCCCGTGGTTCAAGGATCATGGATACTATTATGACTATTTTGATGTCGATGCGGGCTCTAAGGCTTTGGAATTAGCACTAGAAACCCACAAAGACACTTTTAAAGAGAAAAGACAAAAAGATCGTGCGCGTCTAGAGGATTTTAGTCCGTACAATCCAAAAAATATTGAAAGATATACCGAGTTAATAGAATCTCTATTTTAAGGGGACGTAGCTCAGTTGGTAGAGCAACGCACTGGCAGTGCGTAGGTCAGGAGTTCGACCCTCCTCGTCTCCACTCGGTCCTTTCAGGAAGGAAAAATGTTATGCTAACAAAACTAAAAAATGAAGTTCGCCACGTAACCGGCGAGCTAGTCTCTGGTGATCACCGAGCTGCTTGGTGGTCTGTTCTAGCCGCTGAGCTAGTTCTAGCGCTTTTGGTTACCGGCGCGCTATAAAACATACTAGTTAATAACGTATGGAGTTAATGACTCTAAAATTAGATTCATCTTATAAGCCCGTAGGTATTGTATCCTGGCGGGATGCACTTACATTGGTCATAACCGAAAAAGCATATGCTGTCGAGCTTTATGAAACGTACGTGCATTCTGCCAGGGAAATATTTCAACTCCCCTCGGTCATAGCTTTAAGAAGATTTGTAGATTTCAGCTTTTTAAGACCGAGCTGCACTAGAAAAAACATCATCTTCCGTGATGACTTCACCTGCCAATACTGCTATAAAAAATTTCCAGTTGAAGAATTAAATATGGATCACGTTATCCCAAGGTCTCGTGGAGGCGAGAAGAGTTGGGAAAACATAGTTTGTTCTTGCAAGGGTTGCAATCAAAAGAAGGGCAATAGGACGCCAGAAGAAGCTGGCATGAAGCTCTTGAAAAAGCCAAGACCCCTATCAAATCTAAAAGTTCTGAAAAAGAGATCTGGCAATATTAATAAAAAGTGGAAAAATTACCTTGACATCCACGGAGCGGTACAGTAATATATTAATATAATTTTCGGGGCGTAGCGCAGTCTGGTTAGCGCACCTGCTTTGGGAGCAGGGGGTCGTAGGTTCGAATCCTACCGCCCCGACTTAATGGGCAGTAACTCAGGGGTAAGAGTAGTGTTCTTATAAAGCACCGGTCGCGGGTTCAAATCCCGTCTGCCCAACCACAGGCACCCTTAGCTCAGTTGGATAGAGCAACGGTCTTCTAAACCGTAGGTCACTGGTTCGAGCCCAGTAGGGTGTGCCATTTAGCAACAAGAGGATTTTTAAAAATGATGCAAAACGAAGGTCTCCTATGGGAGAGTAGAGCAGGCTCAGAGGATGCTGCTGGAAGTTCTGAGAACAATAAGGTTCAAGTTGGCAGAAACAGAATTTATTTTTATTCCGAAGTCAGTCGCCCCAAAAACCTAGAACTAAATAAAAATCTTGTAACCCTAGGAAACACTCTCTACAATAGAGGTCAATCTCTACAAGTAGAGCCTGGCAGAATCTTTCTCCACATCAATTCTTTTGGTGGAAGTGTATTTGCTGGTATGTCATCCGTAGATTATATCCTTAACAGCAAGGTGCCAGTTACAACTGTTATTGATGGCTGTGCGGCGTCTGCTGCCACTATTATGAGTGTCGTTGGACACCATCGTGTTATGCATAAGCACGCCTTTATGCTTATTCATCAAATCTCTTCATCAATGTGGGGAAAGTTTGAGGAAATGAAGGACGATATGAAGAATAGCGAACTACTTATGGACACAATCATTGGCATATACGAAGAGCACACCAGGATTCCACGAAACGAGCTTAAAGACATCCTTAAAAGGGATATTTGGTGGGATGCGAAAACGTGCCTAGATTACGGATTAGTAGACGAAATCATTTAACAATTTCCAAAAAATATAATACACTCTAAAAGCTGGTATCCCAACCGGCTTAGAAGTTTTAAAGTCTCTGTCCAACCCCCCACCCCCTACCTTGGCAAGGCTTTTACTTCTCGCACAGGGAGGCATGGCGTCACTGATGTCTCTTTATTTTTTTATTTGACAGGGGGTCCGATATGAGCTATTATAATACTTGTGAGCCGATGTGGTGGAATAGGTAGACACGACGGACTCAAAATCCGTTGCCTTATGGCGTGCGAGTTCGATTCTCGCCATCGGTACCAAATGATCCGATATAGCTCAGTTGGTAGAGCAAGTGGCTGTTAACCACTGGGTCGCAGGTTCGAGTCCTGCTGTCGGAGTTAAGCCCTCTTAGTTTAACGGTTAGAACGCTGCGTTTTCACCGCGGTAGCAGGGGTTCGATTCCCCTAGAGGGTACTAAACATATTAAAAGGAAGAAAAATGTCACTACTGGAAAAGCTTAGAAAGATTGGTTTGTCTGAGACCGAAGAAGTCACTCTCATCTATGAAGATGGTCTAGATGTAATGCATTACACAGGCAATTATTATGATGATGTGATTGAAGATACTACGGTCGCTTCAAGCCTAGCTAACCTAGCTACCAATATTCCAAGTAGTCATACCCGTTGGAGTAAAACGCCAATCATCCAGACGATGAGGGAAGACGGGTATTTTGAGGGGTATGAAGAGGAAGAGATCAATACCGATCTAGTCAAGAGTATTATCAGCGAGTTTTGGAATGAGTGTGACTGGCTGAGCTTCTCAACCGAGGAGTATGATCATAAGCGTGGATATGCCACCTGTATTGCAGAGGTGATGGTGCCCTATAACGATGTTGTGAGGGCAGAGGAGTGGATGCTCACCGGCTGGAAAGCATTGGTCACCACAGATCTGGGTACGCTAGAAATTAAGTAATGGAACGCCTCCGTAGCTCAGTTGGTAGAGCAACTGATTTGTAATCAGTAGGTCGTCGGTTCGACTCCGTCCGGAGGCTCCATAGGAGAATAATTTTGATTGATATGAGAAAGAGTGCAGTTGCAGTAAAAAGTATCAAGGAAGCAAAAGGGGTAGCTTGTCTGTATAAGCTATCAGAGCCCCTAGTTGGCTATGAATACGTCGTAGTCTCAGCAGCCAGGGATGCTTCGAACAACTATGAAGAGCAAATTGGAGAAACTTTTATCTTTGGTTCAGATGAGTCAGGAAAAATTAAAAGCTTTCTCGAACTACCAGGATCATACAAGGGCGGTCTAGACCACCAAAAAGCGCTTAATGATGCTGGATATGATATTAACTTTACACAACATTTCAGTTAAATGTATACTTACAGAGCCAAAATTATCAGTGTGTATGACGGAGATACAGTAACAGCCCTGGTTGATTTGGGGTTTGGAATCTCCTCCAAGATCAAAGTTCGTCTAAAAGGAATCGACACACCAGAGCTGCGCGGCTCTATCGAAGAAAAAGTCAAAGGAATCGCAGCTCGTGAATTCCTAAAAGACAAAGTTCTTAATAAGGATATCGTCATCCAAACCTTTAAAGACAAGAAGGGCAAGTATGGGCGATATATCGGAGTTCTGTGGGTTGAAGATACTAATATCAACGATCTTTTGGTAGAACAAGGACACGCTGAGAGAAGAGAGTATTAAGTTGCGAGGAGAAACCAGGCGAGATCGATACGACAGTAAGCTCTCAACTGCTAAAAAATACCCAATCGAGCTAGCAACAGTTAATTTTCAGCACGAAGTGAATCTAGCCTATCTAATCAGGGCAGCTGCTTGTTTTGGTATTACCACCATTAATGTAATTGGATCGATCCCCTCTCGTAGGGTTTTGAACCAACTCAGTGGGAGCACGGCAGATTATGTCAATCTTAGGCAGTTTTCCACCCCAAAAGAGTTTCTAGAATACTCACGCAATTGCGGCTTAAAGCTAGTATCAGCCGAGCTGGACACCGATGCTGTTCCAGTGCAAGAATATAAATTTGATTTTACTTCAAAAGTGTGCGTTATCGCAGGTCACGAAACAACAGGTGTTCCAGTAGAGTTGCTAGTTAATAGCGATGTGGTTTATATACCTATGCCAGGCTTGGGGTTCTGTTTGAATACCGCTCAGGCTGCTAACATTATACTTTATGAAGCCACAAATCAATATGAGAAATCAAATTTTTAATTCTAACATTTTTTTTACAAAAAGTTAAGGGATTTTTCCTACTAAAACATTATAGAAAAACTATGTAACGACAGCGACGAGTGTCTTCCCTTGTGGGGGCACGAATCGCTGTTTTTGTCTTTTTTCTTGAAAGGAAAAAATTAATAATGGCTATTTCTCTTAAGAATGTCCTTATGGGACACAATCTTGAAGCCGGTGATCTATCCGGCGAACTAACAGTCTCTGCTGTTTCTGCCTCTGGTAGCTTCAGCATTGCCGAGGGTGATCTCGATGCTGCCCTAGCTGGTCTCGTTGCCGCTGGTGGTACTGCTGAGGGTTCTCTCGAAACTCGTATGGAAGAAGAGGAGACCGCTAATCTTGGTAAGTTCGCTTCCCTAGATTCTCGTGTTGCTGCCGACGAAGCCGCTCTCGCTGCTGAAATCGCTGCCACAAACTCTGACGTCTCTTCCCTAGACGTACGTATGGCTGCTGACGAAGCTGCTCTCGCTGCCGAAGTCGCTGCCACCAACGCTGATGTCGCCTCTATCGACACAGCTCTTGCTGCTGAAATTGCTGCCACAAACGCCGACGTTGCTTCCGTCGATACTCGTATGGGTGTCGAAGAGGCTGCCCGCGCTGCTGCTGACAGCTCCCTTGAAACACGTCTTGCCGCTGAGGAATCCCTTTCCAGCACCAAGCGTGCCTCCATCGACGCTCGCGTTCTTGCCGAAGAGCAAGCTCGTGCTGCTGCTGATACCTCCCTCGAAACCAAGATCGACGCTGATATCGCTGCTCTCATCGATTCCGCTCCTGCCGATCTTGATACCTTGAAGGAACTCGCTGCCGCTATCCAAAACGACGCCGATGCCTACAACACCCTTAAGGGTCTATTCGAAGCTGCTGACGCTTCCATCGACACTCGCGTCGGTGCCGAAGAGTCTGCTCGTGCTAACGCCGACGCTTCTCTCGAAACCCGTCTCGCTGCCGAAGAATCCGGTCGCGCTGCTGACGTTTCTTCCCTTGATGTTCGTGTTGCCGCCGACGAAGCTGCTCTTGCCGCTGAAATCGCCGCCACAAACGCTGATGTTTCTTCTATCGACGTCCGCGTTGCCGCCGAAGAGTCCCTCCGTGGTTCCAAGGTTTCTTCCCTCGACGTCCGCGTCGCTGCCGAAGAAGTCGCCCGTGCCGCTGACGTCTCTTCCATCGATACAGCCCTAGCCGCTGAGATCGCTGCTACAAACACAGACGTTTCTTCTCTCGACGTTCGCGTTGCTGCTGAGGAATCCGCCCGTGCTGCTGGCGACTCTGCCCTAGACGCTGCCTACAAGGCTGCTGACGCTTCCATCGACACTCGTGTTGGTGCCGAAGAGTCCGCTCGTGCCGCTGCTGATTCTTCCCTAGAGACACGTCTAGCTGCCGAAGAGTCTGGTCGCGCTGCCAAGGTTTCTTCCCTTGATGTCCGCGTTGCTGCTGACGAAGCTCAACTTGCTGCTTTCGCCACTTCTGTCAATAACGATATCAGCTCCCTTGACACCGCAATCTCCGATGAAGAGTCTGCTCGTATGGCTGCTGATAGCTCCCTCGACGTTGCCCTCAAGGCTTACACCGACGCTGCTATCTCCGACCTAATCGACGGTGCCCCAGGCGCTCTCGACACACTCAACGAGCTAGCTGCCGCCATCGGTGACGACGCTGATTACGCTGGTACAGTGACAGCCCTAGTTGCTTCCATTGACTCCCGCGTTGCTGCTGAGATCGCTGATACAAACGCCGACGTCAGCTCCCTCGACACCCGCGTTGGTGCCGAAGAGTCTGCTCGCGCCGCTGCTGACAGCTCTCTCGAAACACGTCTCGCTGCTGAGGAAGCCAAGCGCGCTGCTGACGACTCCGCTCTCGACGTTGCTTACAAGGCTGCCGATGCTTCCATCGACACCCGTATCGGCGCTTATGACGCCCGTCTAGACTCCGGTCTATACGTCGTCGCCGATTACACCAACAAGGCTGCCCAAATGCACTTCGGTGCCGGTATGCCAATGATGAAGATGGAGAAGAACTCCGACGGTAACGTCGAAGTCCTCTTCGAGATCAAGCCTTAGTGGTAAAAGAATGTTAATCCCTTAGGGGATTGACGGGGGGGGTGCTTCGGCACCCCCCTTTTCTTTTTTAGATTTAAAAGGAAGCAGCGAGACTAGTTATGTTATAGATTTGCTTGATCGAGGTTTAACGTGGAAGATCTATTTGAATATCGAAAAATTTCACTTGTAGTGCGCGCAGAGGACAGAAGAAAGATAATTCAAAGCTTTCTTGCTCTATCTTTGGCTAATTTCGAAAGAGCTGGTAAAGATTATATTGTAGAAATAAGCAAGAATGTTTTAGAGGGTAACAACAACACTGCAAAAGCCGGCGTGGAAGAGTATCTAAAATATGTTGAAGAATATCACGAAAACATTAAATTAGTTTCAGAACTCATTGAAGCTCACTTGATCGAAGACGACCACAGAGTGAAGGCGGTCTTCCCAGTTGGTAAGCCAGTGCCGCTAGAAGAGATGAACGAGAAGCTTCAAAAGGCAACAAAAGAAAAACAAGCTAGAAAAAAAAGAAATACTAGAAAAAAGGCTGTTGAAAAAGAGGATTAATTATGAGATCTAAGTACGACACTTTTGTTCCCGCTAATCCTCCTCCGGAATACACCCCAGCAGCTGCAAAAAAGGAAAATGGAGCCGTTGGCTTATCCCCAACTGTTGGCGCCCCGAGCATCAATGTAAATTGTCCAGATGTGACAGTAATAAATTCAGGTTCTGGAAATTGCCCAGATGTGACAATTATTCAATCAGGGTCTGGCACAAAGGTAGTCGATACTAACGATGACCAGTATGATGGTTTGGTCGTCATAACTGATGAGCATAATAATGATTTAATTCAATTTCGAATGCCACAAGATTACACAGAATATGTAGCACAAGCAAAAATAGATATCCTAAACTTAACACAAATAAAAGATGAAGATGACAACCTTTATAAATTGAAGATAAAGGACGGAGCATTGGAGATAGTTAAATTAAATGTTAGCGGAAGTACAGTAACAGAAGTGGATGCTGATTTCTGGAACTCTGGATCTGGATCCTAATAAAATATAAGAGGAACTAATGGCTAAAAAAAATTATGTGATTGATACAAGTGTTTATTTAACAGATGCCGATTGTATATACGAATATGGAAATAACGACATTGTTATCCCCTTAAAGGTGCTAGAAGAGATTGACAAGCACAAGAAAAGACAAGATACAGTCGGAGCCCAAGCAAGAAAGATTATCCGAACCCTTGATGACTTGCGCGCAAAGGGAAACTTGCAAAAAGGCGTGCGTATTGAAAAGGGAAAGGGTATATTGAGGGTGAAGGGTTATCACCCACTGACCGAACTCCCATCAGACTTAAACCCTAACTTGGCAGATAACATAATCATTGGAGCGGCTCTAACGGAAGCTAGGGAGAATCCTAAGCGCAAGGTGATAGTCGTATCAAAAGACGTCAATATGCGCGTTATATGTGACTCTGTGGGCGTTCTAACGGAAGATTTTAAAGCTGAAAAGGTCCTCGACAAAGATTCGGAATTATATTCTGGATTCACCAGTGTCTTAGTTGATGATCAAACTATCGATCAATTCTATGCTGGGGAGCAAGTATTTTTAGAAGAACTTGAAGCTTATCCGAATGAATTTATTATGCTCGTCTCAAACGCAAATGAGAAGAAAAGCGCTTTATCTAGATATATCAACCCAAACCAACCTTTAACTAGGGTCAGAGACTTTAAAGACGGAGTTTGGGGAGTTACTGCAAGAAATAAGGAGCAATCGTTTGCCCTAGATATTCTTATGAACCCAGACATACCAATAATCTCTCTTGTTGGTAGAGCTGGTTGCGGCAAGACTTTGTGCGCAATAGCAGCGGGTATGGAGCAATCTTTGGGACAAGAGAGGGGTGGATATAATAAATTAATAGTTTCTCGCCCTGTTCAGCCTATGGGTAAAGATATTGGTTTCTTGCCTGGAACTATGGAGGAGAAGATGTTGCCTTGGCTAGCGCCAATCAAGGACAATTTAGAATTCTTGATGGGTGGTGACAAAGACACGTTAGAGATGTATATGGAGAGGGGATTGATAGAAATCGAGGCTCTAACATACATTAGAGGTCGATCAATCTCAAAGGCGTTTATCATTATCGATGAGGCACAAAACTTAACAAGCCACGAATTAAAGACTATAATCACTCGTGTAGGCGAAGGAACAAAGATAGTCTTAACTGGCGATATAGACCAAATTGATAACGCTTATATTGACAAAGCTTCAAACGGTCTAACATATGCTGTTGAGAAATTTAAATCGTACGATTTATCTGGACACGTTACCTTACGTCGCGGAGAAAGGTCAAAAGTCGCGACACTAGCGGCTAAGATATTATAATGCAAAAAGAAGAAGTCTCTAATTATGATGTATGGGATAATCCCGATTTAAAGGAAGCAGTCGATAGCGATAACGAGTTAAAATCTTGGCTCGTAGAATATGTTGGTAATAAGCACAACCCCTCAGACGGCAATGTAACAGTCCAGATGATTGTTGATACTCTTGCGGATGAATTTCCTGAGTTTGTATTAGCTGTTGCTGGGGAAAACTTTTTAAGAGGCTACCATCAAGCGCTATGTGACGTTGAGACAAAACAGCAATATGAAAATCAACATAACACGCCGTAATCTCAGCATCTATATAACTGAGAGTTCCAAGAAAGCCATAAACCACAATAGAGAATGGTCTATGTTTGGAAATGTTCTCGTGTTAGTTAAAGATAAACTTCCTTCCAATGTTAGTTTAGAATTTTGTCTCAAAAAGATAGAGAGCTGTATTCCATATCATTTAGTTTATGGCTTAGATTCAATGTTCGTAGGTCAGTTCCCCGAGTTTGAGGAGCGGCAGATTAACGCCTTTTATCGAGATGGGGCGATTTATATAACAAATGAACAAGATAATGATGATGATTTTGTTGATGATGTTGTGCATGAAATTGCCCACCTAGTAGAGCAAACATATGGAAATCAGATCTACGATGATGATAGGATTGCTCTTGAATTTTTAGGAAAAAGGCAAAGGCTGTTTTATCTTCTGAAAGGCGAGGGATACACAGTTGAGCCAGCAGATTTTATGAAAATCGAATATGACAAAGATTTTGATATGTTCCTATTCGAGAGCGTTGGCTACGAAAAGCTCTCTTTATTGACGCAAGGGCTCTTTTTAACCCCTTACGGGGTGACATCAATGGCTGAATACTTCGCGGAGAGCTTTGAGACGTATTTCCTACAAAATCAGCAGGAAGTTAAGGAAGTAAGCCCAAACTGTTACCGAAAAATTGAAAAAGTAGTGGATTTTGAAGATGATGGATCAAATAGTTATTGACATTCGTGAAGAAAATGATAAAATATATTGTGAAGTGACGGTTCCTAGAAGAAACTTTTACTTCCCAACAAAGGTAGTGCTGCGAGATGATGACGTAAGGCGAATCTTGGAGAGAGAGGGTCACAAAGACCTAATTCTTGAAAAAGGGTCGCTAATCAACAATAAAGATGTTGATACCCCCTGTCACGGCATTTGGAGATTTAGAAAGAATGTAACACAAGAGAGATCTCCAATTGTTGAAAAGAAGCCACGCAGAAAGCGTGCTACAAAATCTCGGACCTCAAAACAACCTGACACTAAAAAGTAACAAATGCCACATATTTCATTTTCTGAACTCAAAAACTGGGCGAAGTGCGCCTATTATCATAAGCTAGTAAATATCGACAAACTCAAAGGCTTCATTGGCAGCGAACACACTGCTTTTGGAACTGCAATTCACGAGGTGTGTGAGCAGCGAGTCCTAGGAAGTCTTCCAGAAGGCGAAGAGGCTCAACTTTTTGCTGAGACTTTCGAAAAAGAGATCGAGACACTTCTTGCTGATGGGGTTGAGCTAGAACAGAAGCTCGTAACTGAAATGGAGACACAAGGCAAAGAACTGGCTGGGATGCCTGTTCCTGCCCTCTCGGAGTATTTCGGGGACTATGAGGTGGTTTCGGCAGAGGAGCGCCTCTATGAGCCTATGGAGGGCTTTGAATATCTATTTAAGGGCTTTATCGACCTGGTCGTCAAGACCACGGACGGCAAATATCACATTCTGGATTGGAAGACCACTTCGTGGGGTTGGGATGCTCGCCGCCGCGCGGATCCAATGGTTACATATCAGCTTACGCTATACAAGAACTATTTTGCCAGAAAGCACGATATCGACCCTAAAATGATTGAAACACATTTTGCTTTGATCAAGAGAACCGCAAAAAAGAACCACGTAGAGATTTTCAGGGTCACCAGCGGACCAAGAAAGACTCAAAATGCTCTTAAACTATTGAACAAAGCCGTCTATAATATACAGAAAAAGAATCATATCAAGAACCGACTATCTTGTCGCGGATGTGAATTCCATAACACTGAATATTGTAGGTAAAGATGTCACAAGACAAAAAGACGATTTTAATTTTATCAGATCACCCCTTATCACCATCCGGGGTTGGAACACAAACAAAATACTTCATCGAAGCGATGCTTGCAACCGGCAAGTATCGCTTTATTTGTATGGGTGGGGCAATAAAGCACCAAAATTATCAACCAATCAAGGTCGATCCCTATGGGGATGACTGGGTTATTTTCCCAATTGATGGCTACGGAAGTCAAGACCTAATTCGTAATTTGCTAGTCAGCCACAAGCCAGATGTGTTGTGGTTTATGACTGATCCTCGTTTTTATGGTTGGCTCTGGGAAATCGAAAATGAGGTAAGAGACGCTGTTCCTATGGTCTATTATCACGTTTGGGACAACTACCCATACCCACAATTCAATAGAAGATGGTACGAATCAACGGACTACGTTGCCACAATCTCAAAAGTAACGAGTGATATTGTCCAAACAGTTGCGCCGAGCGTAAAGGAGATGTATATCCCACATATGGTGAATACAGATATCTTCAAGAAGCAGACAGATGCAGCAAACTCTTCCTTTCGACAAGAATCTTTTAAGATTCCGGAAGACAAAAACGATGACTTTACACTTTTCTTTTGGAACAATAGGAACGCGCGCCGAAAGATGCCGGGAACTATTATTTGGTGGTTTAAGGAATTCCTTGATAAGGTTGGGCACGACAATGCTCGACTCGTTATGCACACAGACCCCAAGGATGCTCACGGTCAAGACTTGATTCACATTCTTGAAAGGCTTGGCTTGACTGATGGTCAGGTTATGCTCTCAACACAAAAGATGGCTCCCGGTCATCTGGCGATGCTATATTCAGCAGCAGACTGCACTATCAACATTTCTGATGCCGAGGGCTTTGGTCTTGCGACCTTTGAATCCTTAGCGTGCGAAACGCCAATCATAGTGAATATGACTGGTGGTCTGCAAGAACAAGTAACTGATGGAGAGAACTGGTTCGGCATCGGAATTGAACCAACTTCTAAGGGAGTCATAGGTTCTCAGGACGTTCCGTACATCTATGAGGATCGAGTGGGCAAGGAAGATTTCATTAATGCTCTTGTTGAGTTTCATAACTTAACTCGCGAGGAAAGGGAACAAATGGGATCCCAAGGTCGAGATCACGTTCTGAGCAATTACAGCGCAGAGCAGTTTGCAGAAAGATGGGATCAATTGCTTACTGAGGTTATTGAGGAATTTGGATCTTGGAAAAATAGAAAAGGTTATCAAAGTTGGAGCTTTGAGGAGGTAGCGTGAAGAAGATTTTAGTAGTAGGACCAGCCTTATCACAAACTGGATATGGAGAGCAATGCAGGTTTGCTCTAAGAAGCTTGATGTCTCATCCCGAGCGATTTGATGTCTATGTTAAGCCCACCAACTGGGGAAACAGTAGTTGGTTAATGCCCACCGATTCAGAGCGTGGGTGGATTGACGCCCTTGTGAGAAAGACGGCTTTTCACGAACACCATAAGGGTACGTATGACATTTCATTGCAAGTTACCATCCCTAATGAATGGCAGAAGATCGCTCCTGTTAATATTGGCTACACTGCCGGGATTGAGACAACAAAGATTGCCCCACAATGGATCCAGCAAAGCAATATTGTAGATAAGATTATTACTATTTCAAATCACTCTCGCGATACATTTGCCGATACCATCTACGATGTTCAGATCCCAGGACAAGATAAGACCGTAAGGCTTCAAAGCACAACTCCAATCGAAGTTGTACATTATCCTGTAAGGACCTACAAGGCAGCTAACCTAGATTTGAATCTAGATTATGATTTCAATTTTTTGACAATCTCGCAGTGGGGTCCTAGAAAGAATCTAGAAAACACGATTCGTTGGTGGGTAGAGGAGTTTAAGGATGATGAAGTCGGCTTAATTGTCAAGACTAATCTTTTCAAGAATTCCTTGGTTGATAGAGAGGTTACAAATTCTAAATTAAAAAATCTCTTACAAGAATATCCAGATCGAAAGTGCAAAGTTTATTTGCTTCATGGGTATATGAGTGCCGAGGAGATGACAGGTCTATATACAGATTCAAGAGTTAAATGTCTGGTTTCTTTAACACACGGCGAAGGCTTTGGGCTTCCACTCTTCGAGGCAGCGTACAATGGTTTGCCAATCATTGCCCCTAATTGGAGCGGGCACGTAGATTTCCTTCAAGCACCCAGGAAGGTCAAAAAGAAGAACAAAAAGGCAGAAACAAAGATCCAGCCGTGCTTTGCAACGGTGGATTTTGAGTTGAATCAAGTCGCGCAAGAATGTGTGTGGGAAGGTGTCATCCAGGCTGACTCTGAGTGGTGCTATGCAAAAGAGAGCAGTTATAAAAATAGACTCAGAGAAGTCTATAAAGACGTTAATCGGTTTAGAGGTCTTGCCAATACCCTGAGAGCCCACTTGGAGGAGAACTTTACCCCTGAACAGAAGTATGCTGATTTCTGCAATGCTGTCTATGAAGAAGAAGAGTTCGACGTTGATAATTGGCTGTCTAACCTAGACATTGAGAGTCATGAGTGACATAGTATTCATAGCTGATTTCTTCGTAGAGCAAATACTTGGAGGCGGAGAAATCAACAATGAAGAGCTTATACAAATTCTTTTGTCGCAAGGCTATACTGTTCATAAGTTGCAAAGTCACTTAGTGACAAGGAGCGTAATCGAGGCATCTAGGGATAGTGTATTTATTGTAGCAAACTTCATAAATCTCTCTGAGGAAGTGAAGAGCACACTTCAATCAAGAAAATATATTATTTACGAGCACGATCATAAGTACCTAAAATCTAGAAATCCAGCAACTTACCCTAATTTTGTGGCTCCTCCCGAAGAGTTGGTAAATGAGAAATTTTATCAAAATGCCACAGCAGTATTGTGTCAGTCAATTTTTCATAAGGATATAGTTCATAAGAACTTAGGTATTGATAATATTGTGAGCCTTGGTGGAAATCTGTGGTCAAAGCAGCAGCTTTCTCTATTATCCGAAATGAGTAAGGTGGAAAAAGCAGATAAGTATTCAATAATGGAATCAAGTATTCCACATAAGAATACGTTAGATGCCATCAGGTATTGCAGTATTAAGAGAATCCCGTATGAACTGATTCCAAGTCTGCCATATGAAGAATTTTTAAGGCGTCTAGGGTCAAACCAATCTTTAATATTTCTGCCAAAAACCCCTGAAACGCTTTCTAGGATAGTGGTCGAGGCGCGAATGATGGATATGAAGGTGGTTACCAATGGTTTGGTTGGGGCTTCAAAAGAGACCTGGTTTAGCCTTCGAGGTGATGACCTGATTGCAGTCATGCAAGAAAAACGAGAAGAGATACCCTTGATTATCAAGAAAGAGTTGGGAATATAGTGAAGATTTTCTTAGTTGCCCCAAAGAGCATTTCAAAACACATGGGCACTGATAAAGATTTTAGATTTGATTATTCATTTTGGAATTTTTATTTTCCATTAAAAGCCCTTGGTCATGAGGTGACTTTTGTCGATACTTCAATAGCTGGCGATAAAGAACTAGCCAATCTAGTAGAAGCCAAGAAGCCAGATCTGCTATTCTGTATGATGACTGGGGATGCTGGGTACTGCCCTCGCGAGCCGTGGGAAACAATAGCAAGAGAAACTGAGAAGGGGAGACTAAGAACCTTCAATTGGTTTTGTGATGATTCGTGGCGCTTTGAATCCTTTTCAAGCAAAGTTTGCAAACTATTTCATGTCTGTTCAACACCGGAAAAAAGGTTTCTAAACAAGTATGAAGAGATAGGGTATTCTAATATTGTTGAAGCAACGTGGCATGCATGCGAAGACTTTTATAGCGCCATACCCGCCCCTAAGCACCCAAGGGTTGCATTTGTGGGAAATCCAGCGGGTGATCGGGCAGCATTCTTGGCTGCCCTTAGGTCCGCTGACGTGCCAATAATTCATCCTAAAAATGTAAGTTTTGAAGATTTGGCATACACCTATGCTTCATCATTAATAGGGATCAATTTCAGTAAAAATGCGGCAAATGGGCAGCCACAAATGAAAGGTAGAATGTTTGAGGTTCCGGCGGCACGTTCTCTACTGGTGACAGAATACACCCCTGGAATTGAAGAATATTTTACTTTGGACAAGGAGATTATCTGCTTTAAAACCGGCGCAGAAATGAACGAAAAGATAAAGTTTTTATTAAAAAATGTCACAATTGCCGAGAAGATTGCCGAAAGAGGGCACGAACGATACATCAAAGAGCACACATCTGAGGTGAGATTGGCAAAAACATTAGAGAAGATTTTTAAATGAGAATTTACATTAAAGAGCACCCCTTTGGGGCTGGCAAGTGGATCTATAAAGGATACGAATCAGCTTGGCGGCATCTTGGTTTTGAGGTCAAACTATATAAGGATTTGTTAGAAATTCAAGACACAGATTATGATCTCATGGCTATTGACTATGATGTAAGAAGCGAAGAACATGTGGAGGCTCTAAGAAGAGCGAAGCGAGCATACCTGTATGTTCAACCAAATAGGTTTCCATCTCCCTGGGGCGCCCACCCTAATTTTGTTTCCCAAGTCTCGGCAAATTTATTGACACCACTCAATCAATCGATAGGTATATTCAAATGGTCATTTGCTGAAACAGAGGGAAGTCAATTCTATTCCGGCTGGAATCAAGTAAATTATGTTCCATTGGCTTTTGATTCAATCAACTATCAAGATTTAAGTTCAGATAAATATTCTTTTGATGTGTGTTATGTTGGAGGATGGGCTAATAACGGCTTTAATGAAAAGCAAAAGATCATATTAGATCACCTATCAGCTTTTAAAGAGTCGGGCTTACGATGTGGGTTTGCCGTTAATAGGGGGATCTCCCACGAACAAGAGAACAAACTGATATCCAATAGCAGAGTGGCGATAAACATACACGACGCCTATCAGCATGCCCTGGGTCTCGACACAAATGAGCGAACGTTTAAATCCCTTGGTCTCTGTGGTATAATCGTATCAGATAAAGTTGATTGCTTGCCAAATCTATTTCCAGATATTCAGATGGCACGAAGTCCGAAAGAGATGGTTGATATGGTAAGGCAAGTTTGCGATATGCCAGATGATCTCCTCTTACAAGAGAAGATGAAAAATCGCAATAATATACTCTCCAATCACACATATATCCAAAGAGCGAAGAAGTTGTTGAGTTTAAATAATGAACCCTAAGGTTTCAATCATAATCCCTTGTTATAATAGTGAGAAGTGGATCGAACAAGCACTTGTCACAGCCCTATCTCAGACGTATAGTGATGTCGAAGTTATCTTTGTTGATAATGAGAGCACAGATGGCAGTGTGGCAATAGCAGAAAAGGTAAGGGAAGAATTTCCAAACCTCATTATGTCATCTGCAAAAAATATCTATCCACATTGTTGGGATGAGCCTCGCTCTCGTGGGTTTGAATTAATGACGGGAGATTATGTTCTAGTAATGGGTTCTGACGATTTTCTACATAAAGATTTTATTGCAAATAACATGAGAATCTTTATGGCGAAGCCAGATGACATATTAGCGCTACAAAGCCCAATCGCCGGCATACATTCCAATACAGGTAGGACTGTTAATAATGTCGGACATTCGTATAAGAGTCTCAAAGAATTTAAAAACCAATGCTTAGAGAGGTGCCCAGTAAATACCCCGACTGTCATGTACAACACTTCTCTTTATCGAGATGGCTTGTTGAAGACGAAGCCCGAAAAGTATGGGGGCGCCGCTGATTATGACCTCTATTGTCGGCTAGCAGATAATGGTATCTTCATCTATCCAGCACCAGCTTGGCTTGGCTTTTACTATCGCTGGCATGAAGACCAAGCAACTTGGAAGGTTCAAAAAGAGCAGACAAATTATGATATCCTAATTCAGGAGCATTGGGGAGAAAAGTGGAAGATTTAAAACTGAAACGAAGAGTCTTGGATATCGCCTACAAGAATAACTTATCACACTTGGGGAGTTATTTTTCTTGCTTGGATATTGTCGATAATATTTTCTCGAATATGGGGCAAGATGATATCTTCATTCTATCTTGCGGTCATGCTGCTCTGGCTCTTTACGCTGTTCTAGAAAAATATCATGGTATTGATGCAGAATACTTATTCAACAAGCACGGCGGACATCCCCACAAAGATGACAACGATAAAATATACTGTTCTACCGGCAGCTTGGGCATGGGTATTTCAGTTGCTGTTGGTCGAGCACTGGCTCGACCTGATATAACTGTTCATTGCCTCGTCAGTGATGGAGAGTGCGCAGAGGGGGTTGTGTGGGAATCCTTGAAATTCATCCACGAAAACCGAGTGGAAAACATTAAAATCTACGCCAATCTGAATGGATATGCGGCATACGACGCTGTCGATGAGCAATATTTGGAAAGGCGCCTCCGCGCTTTCTTGCCGGAAATTAATATTCTTTATAGTGATGTTAATCACTTTCCGTTCCTAAGGGGGCTAAACGCCCATTATCATATTATGAGAGAGCATGATTATGAACAGGCTGTATCCATGTTGGAGGCTGCAAAATGAGGAGAGCATTTAGCCAATTATTGCACGAGAAGATGAGTGTCGATCCTAGGGTTGTTGTTTTGACTGGCGACCTAGGGTATGGTCTCTGGGATAAGGTTCGCCTAGATTTTCCAAGGCGCTTTTATAATGTTGGGTCTTCTGAACAATTAATGCTCGGAGCCGCTAGCGGCATGGCTATGGAGGGAAAGATTCCATTCGTTTATTCTATAACGCCCTTTCTTTTGTATCGACCCTTTGAGTTCATCAGAAATTACCTGGACCACGAACAGGTTCCAGTTAAACTAATCGGTGGCGGCAGAGGCAAGGACTACGGAAAGCTTGGATTTACACACTGGGCTGAGGATGATAAAAGAGTTATGAGCTGCTTCGACAACATCGATGTATATCACCCAGAACAAGAGGAAGAACTTAGGGCAATATTGGACACTCTTGTGGAAAACAATAGACCATCATATTTGAATCTGGTGCGATAGTGAAAAAGGTGTTGCTCACCGGCGGTAACGGATTTATTGCCAGAGAAATCTATTCTGAATTTCAAAAGAGTGATAAATTTGAGATTATCTCTACAAATAGAAGTACATTAGATGTATCAGATCGCCAACAGGTAGATAATTTTTTTTCGGAGAATAGTGTGGATTGTGTAATCCATACTGCGATCAACGGTGGAAAGCGATTAGATAAAGACGATGTGTCGGCATTTTTTCAGAATGCCGCGATGTTTCAAAACTTGGCAGCTCATTCTGATGAGTTCGAGCTTATGATCAACTTTGGCTCTGGTGCTGAATTTGATCGTGCCGATACAGTAGATTGCATTTCAGAGGAGCAGATATTCAACAGACTTCCACAAGACTATTATGGCTTAGTGAAGAACCTAATTGCTAGAAATATTTTTGATAATTACGAAAATATAGTTAATTTTCGGTTATTTGGGTGCTTTGGAGCCCTCGAAGAACCCCAAAGGCTCATAAAAAGTTGCCATACCAAATTGACAACAGGGCACGATGCCCATATCCACCAAAATAAAGAGATGGACTACATCTTTGTTGGCGACCTCTGTCGTGTTTTGGGTTTGTATCTAGATTCCAGCGAAGGGCTACCTAGAGACATTAATCTTTGTTATAGTCAAAAAACAACACTTTATGACGTTGCTATGATGGTTAAAGATTTCACAAAAAGTAAAAATAATGTTATGATAGATAATCCAAGCATGGGAAGTCCCTATACGGGTGATGCCACAAGGCTTGAGAATCTACATTTAAATCTTTTAGGAATCGAGGAAGGAATTCATAGATGTCTGAAACTTTGGGACAGATTGAAGAGTTAATCAGAAAGCACTTAGCAGAGACAAAGAAGGAATGGACACCAGGTGAAGATTGGGTCGCCTATTCTGGACCAGTTTTTGATGAAGACGAATATATTGCAGCCATGAGACAGCTGCTTTCCGGGTGGCTTATCTTCGGAAAGAATGCTCGACAATTCGAAAAGAGGTTCCCAGAGCACCTGGGAATGAAGTACGGTTCGCTGACTAATTCAGGTAGCTCAGCCAACCTGCTTGCAATTTCTGCTCTAAAATCAAAGCGACTCTTTAACCTTGAACAGGGTTCAAAGATCATTACCCCAGTCGTCTGCTTCCCGACTACTATCAACCCCATTATTCAAAACGGTTTTCAGCCAGTCTTCGTTGATGTAACTCTTCCCGACCTCAACTTAGACCTAGATCAAGTAGAGAGAGTGTTGGAGGATGATCCTGAGATCAAGGGCATTGTGTTTGCACACGTTCTAGGAAACCCGCCTGATATGGATCGTCTAATGGGTCTTGTCGAGAAGTATGATCTTATCTTTGTTGAGGACTCTTGCGACGCCCTGGGCTCAACATACGACGGAAAGAAGCTTGGTTCGTTTGGGCATATCTCAACTTGTTCCTTCTTTCCAGCCCATCATATGACGATGGGCGAGGGCGGCTTTGTGGCGACGAATGACAATAAGATTAGAACAGTGGTCGCCAGTATTCGTGATTGGGGTCGTGCTTGCTATTGTAACACCTCTAAGCCGGGTTCTGTGCTTGAAGGGACCGCTTGTGGTAACAGGTTCCGTGATTGGCTCCCAGGGCTGCGAGAAGCCGTCTATGACCATCGCTACGTCTTTGAGGAGATTGGCTATAATCTTAAACCACTAGATATGCAGGCAGCAATGGGTCTTCAACAGCTGGATAAACTACCTGAGTTTGATGCTGCTCGACGAAAGAACTTTGATCGCCTAATGGAGATCTTTGAGCCTTATGCCGAATACCTTCATCTTCCAAAGGCAACTGAGAAGGCTGATCCCTGCTGGTTTGCATTTTTGATGACTGTCAAGGAAGGCGCACCGTTTGGGCGACAAGATATGGTTTCCTGGCTAGAACAACATAAAATCCAGACACGATCATACTTCTCTGGAAATATCCTTGCACACCCCGGGTATCATCATATGGCAGCGGAGTACGGAGATATGAACGAAACCTTTCCGGTTGCCCAGCTGGTAACAACAAACTCATTCTTCCTCGGGACCTTTATTGGTCTAACTGACGAGAAGCTTGACTATATTCAGCAAACTGTTGATAAATTTTTTGAGGACTTAAAGTGAAGATAGTTTATATTACTGGATGTCTGGGTTTTATGGGAGCATACGCTACCAAGAAGTGCCTAGATCGGGGCTGGATGGTATATGGCATTGATAAGCTTACCTATGCTGCGAATCCAGGTCTTTTGAAACAGTTTGAGAAATATGAAAACTTTAAGTTTGAAGCTGTTGATATAAAGGATCTGAAACATCTTTATGATTGTGATTATGTGATCAATTATGCCGCAGAGTCGCACGTCGGTAATAGTATCGTAAGCAGTGATGAATTTATCAACACAAACATCCTTGGGGTAAAGAATCTCTTAGAGTTAATCAGAGGTAAGCAAGAGAATTGCAATAGTCGTCCAATTATGTTACATATTAGCACCGACGAAGTGTATGGCGATATTACGGATGGCGCTCACACGGAAGAGGATCTACTCAAACCAAGTAATCCATACTCTGCCTCAAAAGCCGCAGGCGATATGCTGATCCTTGCTTGGGCGAGAACTTATGGGCTTAATTACAATATTCTTCGACCCACAAACAACTATGGAATCGGACAATATCCAGAAAAATTGATTCCTCTCTCTGTTAAGAATCTTATGAGAGGTAAGAAGATTAGGCTCCATAATAATGGAACCCCATATAGAAACTGGCTTCACGCTGATGATACTGCGGAAGCAGTTATGGCAATTATCCAGTCAGGGACTATAAATGAGATCTATAATGTTGCCGGCGGTTTTGAACAGCAAAATATCGAAACAGTGAAGAAGGTTATTAGAAACTACTACGGAGATATTGATAGAGTTGAGAGATATTTGGATTTTTCATATTCTCGCGTTGGGCAGGATGTGAGATATGCTCTTGACGACAGCAAGCTTCGCAATATCGGATGGAGTCCAAAGAGAGTTTTTGATGACGAGATCCCTACAATTGTAGAGTATTATAAGAAGAATTTTATATGGTAAGGAACCATAAGAAAGGGTTGAGAAAGTGAAAGTTTTACTCTGTTGCACAACAATCGAGGACGCCCATCGTAGCCAAGATAACCACGATAGTCACTACCCACTTGGGTTGGCTTATTTGCAGGCATACGTGGAGCAGCAAAATCCACATTATGAATTTGAGAACTTGTATCTAAACAATGTTCCTTATGATGAATGCTTCGCATCAATTAAAGAAAGCCTAGAAAGGTTTCAACCAGAAGTTGTTGGTGTTTCTCTGATGACACACTCCCGTGTGAGTGCATACAGGATTATTGAATATATTCATGAAACATACCCGGATATTAAGATTGTAACCGGCGGCATGCATGTAACTGTCATGTGGAAACAGTTTGTAGAGAAGTATCCTTATACATTTGTCGTTCAAGGAGAGGGAGAAATTACTTTCAATGAACTTTTGGAGAAATTTGAGAGAAACGAATCATATGAAGATGTTTTGGGGCTAGCTTATTGGGATGAAGCTAATGAAAAGGTGCGTTTCACGGGTGGTCGCCCTCTTATTCAGGATCTAGACATTCTGCCATTCCCACGCCACGATATCTTTTTATACGAAGGAAAGACGATGGCTAACCTACTAACCAGTCGAGGATGCCCCTATAAGTGTAATTTCTGCGTCCTTGACGCGATGTCTCGCAGAAAGGTTAGATTCCGCTCCGGTGAGAATATCGCAGATGAGGTAGAACATCTTCTCAAAACGTGCCCTTCGGTTGATACGATCTGGATTCATGATGATGCATTTATGATCAACAAGAAGCGCACCATAGAGTTCTGTGACGCAATCATTGACAGAGGGATAAAGACCAAGTTTGTTGCTAGCGCTAGATTTAGACCAATCTCCGAAGAGGTTGTTAGAAAGATGGAGCAGGCTGGGTTCGTGCATGTACTCTTTGGGCTGGAGAGCGGCGCCGATGAAGTGTTGAAGGGTATGCGAAAGGGTATAACCAAAGATCACGCTAGATACGCCCTTTCGTTGATCGCAAAGACGAATATTAAGGCGACAGCCTTTTTGATCTCTGGTCTTCCCGGTGAGACTAAGGAGACCATTCGCGAAACGATTGATTTTGTTCAAGAGCTGCAAAACATTGAATATCTTTATTACGAGGACATGGGTGTCGCCATGATCTACCCTGGCACAGAAATGTATACGATGGCTAAGGCGACTGGCAAGATAGATGATGATTATTGGCTAACTGATAAGGGCGTACCGTATTATACCATCGAAAACGGAGGAGACTACACATACCAGCAACTATCTGACTGGAAAGAGGAGATTAGAACTGGGGTGTCTATGAGTAAGTTCTTCACTCCCGAAGGATTCTTAGAACAAAGAAAGATGGTCCCTCAGATGTTGAAGTATTCTCAACAACATGGCTTGGTTGGTATGAACAACGTATTTCTCGAAGCAATGAGGACGTTTAACCTGTTCCCAGAGCTTATCAAAACGTTTTTCCTATCAGACCCCAAGCAAATGATGCCAAAGATCAACCAAGCTGTTGAAAAGTACGTGATGAACCATATTATGAGCAACGAGCAGTTTAAGGACGCCAAGAGTAAGAAACAATTCATTCAGGATTATCAAGAACAAGTAAAGAGGGATATTGTCACGCTCAGAGAATATCGTGAGCGCTTAGAGTCAAACACGTATGAGGGGGACAAAGACGAGGGCGATATTTCCTACAAGCGCACATTGCCGGTAATCAACCAGTAATGCGCAAGCCAGGAATGATGATGTCCCAGAGAGACTATTCTTATGATAATCTTAATGAGATCGCGGGAGAGTTTGTGAAGAAAGCAAAGCAGCAAAAAGTGCTTGTAACTGGTGGATCTGGCTTTTTAGGAAAGAGTTTGCAAAAGCGGAGACCAGACTGGACGTACCTGTCTTCAACAGACTGTGACCTCACAGATTTAAATCAGACTATGGAGTTTGTGGGTGATCACAAGCCAGATGCGGTATTACATCTGGCTGCAAGAGTTGGAGGTATAAAAGATAATAGTCTGAATCAGGCAGAATATTTCTTTCAAAACATAACAATGAATACCAATGTGGTGCATGCTTGCGCTACGACTGGGGTTCCGAGAATGCTTGCGAGTCTGAGCACTTGTGCATTTCCTAATGTAGTTGAGGCTTATCCATTCTCTGAGGATTGTATGTTTATGGGTCCCCCGGCAGAAACCAACTTTTCATATGGTATCACCAAAAGGGCACTACAATCACAGGTTGTGGCGTATCGAAAGCAATATGGCTTGAATTACTCCACTTTTTGTCCGTCTAACTTATATGGTCCGGAAGATAATTTCCATCCAGACAAGTCCCACTTTGCCGCCTCCTTGGTTAGAAAGCTGTCAGAGGTTTCTGATGGGGGAACGATAGAGCTGTGGGGCACCGGTACGCCACTAAGACAGCAGCTATACGTGGAGGACGCAAGTGATATTATTTGTCATTTACTAGAACATCACAACTCAGATGTACCTTTAATAGTCGCGAATGACGAGAATTTGTCAATTAGTCAGATGGCTGAGATAGCAAAGGATGCAGTTGAGAAAGACGTTCAATTCACTTTTAACGGAATGCTTGACGGTCAGTATAGAAAAGACGGAAGCAATAAGAGATTGTTGGATTTAATTGGACCTTATTCTTTTACAAAATTTAAAGATGGCATCAAAAAAACGTATAATTGGTACGTGGAGAGCAAATGAAAACAGCGCTAATAACAGGTGTAACGGGACAAGACGGCTCTTATCTAGCGGAGCTTCTGTTGAACAAAGGATACCGCGTAGTTGGTCTTAAAAGAAGGACATCCTTAATTTGTACAGATAGGATTGATCACATCTATAATCATCCAAATTTTAGTCTAAGGTATTTTGAACTAAATGATACTGGATGCATGTGGAGTCTTTTGAGGGAATACGAGCCAGACGAGATTTATAATCTTGCTGCGCAATCTCACGTTAGAGTTTCTTTTGAAAATCCCGAATCAACAGTTGATAGTATCGCAATGGGCACGCTTAGGTTGTTGGAGGCTGCGCGACACGTAGTGCCAAACGTACGCTTCTACCAGGCATCATCTTCTGAGATGTTCGGAGACAACCCAGCACACCCACAAGATGAAAACACCAAGTTAATGCCGGCTTCGCCTTACGCTTGTGCAAAAGTGTTTGCCCATAACTTAGTTAGAAATTATCGAGAATCATATGGCATGCACGCTTCATCTGGGATCTTATTTAATCACGAATCTCCAAGACGCGGAGAGACATTTGTAACACGAAAGATCACGCTAGCAGCCGCAAAAATCAAGCTAGGATTGCAGAACAAGCTGCTTCTAGGAAATCTTGATGCCAAGAGGGATTGGGGCTTTGCTGGCGATTACGTTGAAGCTATGTGGCTAATGACACAACAACAAGATGCAGATGACTATGTTGTGGCTACTGGCGAAACACATACAGTTAGAGAGTTTTTGAATTTAGTTTTCCATATCGCCGAACTAGACGTAGAAAAGCACGTTGAGATCGATTCAAGGCTTTTCCGACCACACGAAGTGCCGCTCCTCTTGGGAGATCCAGCCAAAGCAACACAGCAGCTGGGATGGACTCCAAAAGTGGATTTTGAGGGTCTAGCTAGAATGATGTTTAAGGCTGATTTGTTAAAAGTAAGACAAGAAAATTTTAGATAAGGAGTTAAATATGTCTGAATTAAAGAGTTTCAATCTATCTAATCAAGCACTAGGGGCAGTCATGATGGCGCTTCAAAAGTCCCTCCTAGAACAATCTGATATTGTTCCAGTTCTCAAAAATATGGACTTTGTTCCGACTGATGACGGTCTTGTTGTCCGCAACCCCCCTCTTGTTAAGGTGGGCGCAGACGGACTAATTGTGAGCGATTCTACGGAAGAAGAGACTGAGTAATGCCGACGTATGCCTACAAGTGCTCGAAGTGCGATTCGGAGTTTGAAGTGTTTCACTCTATGAGTGAAGTTTTGGATACGTGTAGAGAATGTGGGCATACCGGCACGGTTAAGAAAATTGTTTCAAAGAGTATTAATATCAAGAAAAACAACAATTTTCTTAAACAAAAGCCAGGCGGAATTGTCAAACAGTATATAAAAGATGTAAGAGAAGAAGTCAAGCAAGAAAAGCGAAGACTAAAAACTGAGGAATACGAGCCATGAGCGCTATGTTATACACATTATTGTTCTTTTCTTTCCTTCTAAACTTACTGCTAATCTGGTATGCTAGAAAGATGACAAGACAATTCGTCTTCTTCTCAGAAAACATCGACAAGATTCAGGCTTACCTTGAAAGCTTTGATGGTCATATTAAGGGAATACACGAATTGGAGATGTTCTATGGAGATGATACGCTTGGCTCTTTGATGGAACATTCAAGAGATTTGATTGAAAAGATCAATAATTTTAATGATAGTTTCACGCTTGAAGAACAAGAGGAAGAAGAGGAAGATGCCGGCGCGTAAGGGTAGAAAACGATCAAGAAGCAAGAATCATTATTTTACAAAGGTTCATGAGCAAGCAATTATCGATTATGCTAACACCAGAGACGTAAGGGTAAGAACAGAGCTTTATGTTCAATATATCGAGCCAGCTTTTAGCGAAATGGTCGATAAAGTTGTCTTTACTTACAAATTCACAACACTCCCAAATGTCGATGCCCTGCGAGAAGAGTGCAAGGTATGGCTGACTACGATCTTAGATAAGTATGATCCGAACAAGGGCTCCAAGGCATTCTCTTATTTTTCAGTAATCACTAAAAACTGGTTTATCCACAAAGTTAAGAAGACTAATCTTCGAAACAAGAGAGAGGCTGATTTCGACGACATCACAGGAGAAGTTGAGCAGAAATACCTCTCTTCCTATAATCCCTACCATCATAAGAGGGAAGAAGCTGAGTTTTGGAACTTCTTGTGGGAAGAGATAGAGACCTGGGATACTGGAAGCTTAAAGGAGAATGAAAAGAAGGTTTTAGAAGCTATTAAGATAATATTGTCAAGTCCCGAGGATATTGAAATTTTCAATAAAAAGGCTATTTATCTGTATATTCGCGAGATCACGGGACTAAACACAAAGCAAGTTGTGAATAATCTAAACAAGATGCGCGTCAAGTATCGTGTTTTCAAGGGTAAATGGAATCGTGGTGACATTTAATGAAAGACCTAAACGCTTACCTGACCGAAGCAATTGACAACATTCGCCAAGATCGGGAAGTAACAAAAGAACTCTTGGACGACATTATTCAATATATGTCCAAGGATCAGCACTCTCATAAAGAAGTTGGACAAACAGCTGCCAAGTATGTAGAGACACTACAAAGGTCCAATGAACAACTTGTAAAGGTAAGCACAATTATCCATAAGCGGGAGAGTGCCGCCGGCAACTTTGGTCTTTCAGACAAAGATAAAGACGATTTGTTTGATATGATCAAGGGCGAAGAAGAGTAATATGGGCACAAGAGATATTGATGAACAAATCAACGAGTTCAGAGAAAACCCATTTGCAGACAGAATAGATCCAGCCGGCTCAAATCGGAGGACTTACGACTATACCATTATTCGCGAAGGCGCGGCTGAGAAGTTTAGAAAGAATAACCTAAAAGGGACAAAGGTATTTCAAGGCATTGTCCTCCACGTAGAGAAGGACTCCCCTATTGTCCGACGTAGGACGAACCAGAGCCAGACAAGCGCGGCTAATAAGGAATACGTGGCTATTAGAGTTAGAATACCTGAGCTGCACGCACATATTTTAAAGCCAAAAACAATCCCAATTGATAAAACAAAGCCCGGCGCAAGAGGCATAATTCAACAACATCCACTTTTTATAGCAACAGTTGGTCCTAAGACGCCAGAACCAGCCGAAGGGTCTATCGTAAAAGTTTCTTTTGGTCAAGGACCAGAAGCTGGGCAATATGACGGTGTATATCTTGAACTATATGAAGGACCAGCAGCCTTTGAAAACAACGATCCTACCAAGCCGACTGATCCCTCTACCCGTCTTGCGTTCTCCCAGGGCGGCGCACCCCTTCCCAACTTTGGCGACGAAGGACAAAATAATCTGTCTCCGGAAGAATACGCTCGCCAAACTCTTGAAGCAAGAAGAGTTAATCCACCGCCGCCAGATAGGGCATTCTCTTCTCTTCCATTTGAGGAGCCAAAAAGGGTCACAGACGAATTTGGAATCCAAAGAACGCGAGGTGCCCATACCGGTATGGATTTCTCAGTTCCAACTGGAACCCCAGTTTTTGCCGTGATGGATTCTCCTGCGCCAAGAACTCGCGCGGTGAATAGAACAGATCAAGAAATACAAAGATTGTTGAATTCCAGTAACCCAGATGATCGCTCCAACGGCGCCGCAGGCAGGTTTGTTGAACTGAATGATGGAAATGGTTTTAGGGTTAGATATCTACATTTAGATACTATAATCGTAACCGAGGGTCAGGCAATTAGCGGTGGTCAGCAAATAGGGACTACCGGCAACTCTGGAAGGAGTTCGGGACCGCACTTGCATCTAGACGTCACACTCCCTTCTGGACAAAGAGTAAATCCCAGGTTTTATTTAAGAAACGACACATTTTTAGATAATCAGCGCACCCTTTCGGATGCTGGCACTCTTGCTGTGCGAGGGAGAGACGAATAGTTATGACTAGAGGAGCAAGAGACTTTAAGGGCACAAACGCCTCTCAAAATGAAACTTTACAGAAAGCCAATCTAGATGAGAATAGCGCTGTTGCATATTCTGGCATCAATGGCGGCAAGCTCATTGAAGCAGTCCCTAAGTTTGATTCAGCTCCCTGCGAGGTTGTTATCAAGAATGAGAATAATTCGTGGATCGTCCTCGGGCGAGATAGACCAGATTCAATTTCATCTGGTTATGGTGGCAGGGGCAACACGCAGGCTGCTTCAATTGATATTGTAGTTGGCAGAATGGCTGGAACCAAGGACGGTCCTGAAACAGACCTAACAGTGGCGCCAAACTTCTTTACTGATGCTGCAAGAATTTACGTTAGCCAAAAAACAGATGTTGATAGAAACTTTGGACTAGTTGGTGATACACAAATAGAAGAGAGATCAGCAGTCGCTGTAAAGGCAGATGCTGTTAGAATGATTGGTCGTGAAGGCATCAAACTAGTAACAGGTAAAGCCAAGGGTATAAGTGGTGCCGGCGCGCAAGGCGAGAGAAACTCACAAGGTGGGACCGTTGAGACTGTTGCTGGCATAGAACTTATAGCTGGTAATGATGTGCGCGCTGATGAATTAGAGCCACTAGTGAAAGCATATGCGCTAGCTGACACTTTGGACGTTATGGTCAAGAGAATTCAAGACCTAACAGATATTGTAACGGAGATCGCCCAGACTCAAACACAAATAAACCTTGCCCTGTGTAGGCACACGCACACAGTCCCGCTTGGTCCCGCCGCCACGCAAACCACCCCTCCAATTGACGCTGCGATCGATATAGCTGAAAAGGAAGCATATAGAATGTCTTTTGTTCATAATAATCTATATAAGCAGAAGATTAATCTTGGAGTTGGGTTCTCTGAAAACAGACTCAGCCCTCTCGGCAAAAAGTGGTTTGGTAGTCGCTGGAATAAAACAAATTAAGGTATTGTTATGGCTGTTGAATTAGGAAGATCTGGAATCTATACTTCGATCGAGGACGAATCGGTCGATAGCATTCGCCTGATGTGGTGGAAGCAGTATGTTTATCCTATGCTGTATTACAGTGCGGATGATTTCCTAGGAATCCCAGAATATGAAGGAACAGTCATCGCCAGGGCAGAAGCTGGCTATGATTATGCAGAAGTGTGGCGCAGCAACACAGCTGATGTGGGCTTAATTATCCCGCCTCGCCCTGCCGACCCAAACGGCGGACCATATTACACCAACTATCTTGATCCATTCTTAGATCGTGATCCTGAGATTCCAAGTGACGCCGCACTGGCGCGCGGGGAGATTAGAGGATTCCTCACAAGAGAGCAATTCATAGAGATGAGTGAGGAAGAGGCTCGTGGTGTTATTCAGAGAATAACGCGAAGAATGAATTATGTAGTTGAATTCTGGATTGGTCAGCTAGAACGAGGAAGAATTGACTATCGCTTGTGGTATGATGATTCAGGCACTGGCAGGACTTACCTTTATGTGCCACGCGGTGAAGAAGGCGCACCTCTCCGGGCAGAAGGATCTTGGAGAGGCTTTTCAGAACGAGTCCGAACAGCTGGCGCTTTCGATACCTATAATCTGAAAAAGGCTATTAAAGACGCCAAGTTGTGGAAGAGGTTCTTTGGATACAACCCCGAGAGAGACAGGAATATTTATCCAGATGGCGACCCCTCGCTGCCTCGTGCAAACACAATTGAGTTTGCGTGTGCCGATCTTCTTCCTGGCTCTATGATTCCAAGGGGTCTATGTCTGCTCGCTTCAAGAGATTCAGGCGCCGGAAGAGGCACGGATGGTAGATATGACTTTGACCTAGAAGACCTCGGCGAGGGGACTACAAGGACTCCTTCCGGAACAATCCCAGCAGAAGAGTTGGACCCACCAAGAGAGCCATCTGTTCCAGCTGAGATAGTTCCCGCACCCCCGCCGTGTCCCGAAGACGAAGAGGATGCGCCCACTATACCTGACGAATGCGCTTTTGATCCAAACGCAATAATTCCAGAATGGACTGCTACGGACTTGCCTTTCTTAAATCCAAGAGTATGTGAGTATTATGTTCCAATCGAAACGGACTACACTTGCCCTGGTGGCGAAGAGCTGCCTTCAAGGATAGAAGAATTTTTGCCGGAAGCTGTCGAGATCCTTATGGACTTCCTCAGTAAAGAATATGATGCCACCGACGAGCTTACGCTAAAAGAGTTCATCATCGAGGCTCGGTCATACGAGTTTGACAAGGCTCCAAATGTAAATGTAAAGTTTCTATATAAGTTCCCGTTCTCGCTTATAAAGGCATTACGCTTGGAGGATATTGTCCCAGCTACCCCCGATGAGGTTCAAACTCCTGGCGGTTCATTTGAGTTTGAGACAAAAAATCTGGAAGAAAGTTTGGACAGAATTAGTAATTTTGTTTCTGCCCTTTCCCGACAACAACTCGAATTGTGGAGAGAGAGAAAAACTAAGATCCTGATTGATGGCTCTGTGACGGAGATTGACTTAGCTGCGGAAGCAAACAACCTACTGGTCTTGAAATCTGCCATAGAGAGAGTCTTGGCTAACAACAAATATACGTTACCAACAGAGGCGCAGCCACGAACAGTTGGCACGGAAGTTGATTTTCCAAACGCTCAACAAGTTGCCAGTGATATCTTAATCTACCACGATTCAGAATATAAAATTTCCTCTATGTTTGCGAGAGAACTAGGGGGCGATTATAAGGAACTTAGCATTCAGTCTGTTGGACGTACATCTCCTTTAAGTTTCTCCTCTATGATTGGTTATTTATCTAGAATTAAAGATATAATGATCGACATAGAGTCAGCCGAAGCACCGTCTGTTTTAGATTTTGCACAAACATATCACATCCCCACGGTTAGAATCGCCGACCAAGCAGTTGTAGAGAACCAAAGCTATTTGCCAGCAAGCTGTCAAGGTGGCGAGTTTTCTGCAATTACTAATTCAATCCTAGACTCTGTGACAAATATTGGAGATGAGTTTGCTTCTAGATTTACTTCTGGTCTGTGTCTGACACAGGAAGAGATAGCAGAGCGAGATAGGTTATTACAGAATTCCATTACAGAAATCAGCGATGTGTTGAGTGCTGAAAATCTCAGACAAATTGGCATAAATGACCCACTTATAAGCAATCTTGCTCGATCAGTCGAGAATCTAAGAGAAGGATTCAGCCCCGGTGGTTCTGTTCGCGCTGCTTGGGAGAGCTTGTTCAATAGAATGAGTGCTTGCGGTCTTTTCAATGTTATGACAAAGACCATAGAGTTTATCTCTCAAAATGACGTATGCGGCATATCTCCAACAACAGCGCTTCAAATAGCCATAAAAGCTTCGTTAAAGAAGTTAAACACTGATGTCTTGCAGAGAATATACAGTTCCCTTTCTTCTGAACAGCAGAGTGATATTGAACAAAGATATATTGATCGACTAACACAGTATGCAGATGAGACCGGCTTCAATGGCGGGATTGAGTTCCCTTGGGATTTCGAAGAACAACAGAGGTCGTTGGAGAACGATGAATACGCTGGTAACTTTGTTTATGGCGGAACTGTTTTCAGCCCCGAAGAACAACAGCAGGTTTTAAATGATTATAGAGCGGCTTACGTGCTCGGTTATAGGGGCACCACTCCTGTCCCGCCAGAAGAATATACCGAAGAGCAGAAGGAAGTTTTTTGGCGAGGATTTGTCGTTGGTTGGGAAGACGAAGCTAGCACTGGTCGTATCCCAGACCCAACAGTTCCACCTCGTGAGCAACTACTGGATGAACTTGGGAGATTAGAGGAGAACCGTCCGGGCGTTAATTCAAGTCAGTTTGGGCAACTAACTGGTGGTTTATTTGCTGATCTTATTGATATATCGATTGATATCCTAGTCGATCAGATTATGGATGTCACACCAGTTGATGAAATAGTTGAGAAGACAAGAGGTGTCCCCGTTGTGGGAACTCTGATTCAAGGCTTCTTGGATTCTGGAAAGTGTGTAATAAATCTAAATGCCAGAGCAGGCGATAGAATTGTAAATCTTAACACCATTCAAGAAAATGTAACAGAAGCAGTCGCTCAGTTTGATATTTGTGATATAACAAGAGGTTTTAGGGCACTCACATTACCTGATGTTGAAGTAATCTTAGAGAATACATTTAATGTCAATACACTACGGTCAGCATTTGTTAATGCCCTTATACCAGTCCTTAGGGAGCTGCTAGTAAAGATTATTGTTGAAAGCTTGGTTCGACTATTAAGCAAGGCTACACAGGTCCTCCAAGGCGCGGTCTGCGAAAAGGTTCGTGGTAACATATCTGCCTCAATCGAGGCTGGCATAGAAGGTTCTATGATAGAGCCGGATGTGAGAGTTGGCAATCTAGGAGAATTGTTTAGGGAAGCATATTGCGGACCTGACACTACGCAGGGAGAGATTGACGCCGAACTAGCCAGGCTGTTCGCATCCACATCTGGGCGCCAGCAGGTAGCCGCAGCTGCGACTTCTAGCGATACCGAGTCTTGCTCGTTGGTGGAAGCCCTCGCTGGTCGCCTCAGAATGGATCAGCTTTTAGATCTCTTGGAAGGCACGGCGAGCGAAGGGACGGTTGATGTTATCCTACAAATTGCTCGAACAGAGTGCGTAGAATTTTCTTCAATATTGACCGACTCAGAATCTGTTGTCAGCTTTTTCAGAACTTTGGGGCTCAACTTCGCCCCGGAATTCCTTGGGGAGTTTAGAGCTAGCTTGGGTGCTTTCGGTGTTGGTCGTGAGAATATAGCTTCAACTTGCGACGAAATGGTGGAAAACCCATTAGCAGACATTCTCAGAAGAGAGTGCGGGGATCAAATCACAGAAGAGCAGATTCAAGAGCAGGTAGATTTGTTCAACCAAAAGGTTGGTGATATTGTAAGCGATTTTGCAGCCACTATGGCAGCCGGCTTTGACGGCTCTCTTGAAACAGCTGTTCGACAAACACTTAAAAAGTCAATTCCAAAAGATTCCCCTGAAAACTTGTCTTTGGTGGAAGAGGTTGTCGGAGCTATGCTCGATCAATTCTATTCAGTATATGCGGCGGATATCGCCAACGGCGCGACCCCTAATAATACAAATGGCTTGATGAATGCTGTGCTTTCTAATAAAAACGCCGTCCCACTAAGAAGGCAGTTCTCCAATTACCAGGCAGCCATTGCTTTCTTTGGTGGTCCAGCCGCAGATTTCTTGCCTCTTGCGACTAGACCTGATGCTACCCAAGTGGCAGAAGCAATTGCAAAGAGTTTCTTTGGTGACGAAGAGGTATCTATTGATGCGGTAACAACGGGGGACGATGGAAGTGAGAGCAGATCTCGAAGTGCCATCCCACCAGTTCCAACTAAGAAGCCACAAACGATTTCAAGATATTTGCAAGAGTTACTAAGATCCGGAGAATACGTTGAGACTGACTCGACCAATCCTGAAAAGATCGTTATGACATTTAATGTTGAAACAGACAGATTCCAGATTGGAAAGATTTTTGATATTAGTTACAACTTTAATACTGCAAGATTTGTTCTGAAACAATATTACCCTTCAACTGATGGATCAGCCGTCGATGAGTCTCAAACAATAGAATTTATAGGTCAATCCTCAGAAGAGGTGCTTGCCACTTTGCAGAGGACGGTTTATGGACCAAACCCAACGGGATACAATTTGATTAATCTTCATAGAGATTACGGCGGTCGAAGAGCTACGGAGACTGAGCAGCTAAACATTGGTAATGCTCTTATTTTAAGGCAGTTTATAATAAACGGTCTAGTGCCTGCGCCTGACACGAGTAGAGATTTCGTAGAAGAATTGTTAAACATAACAAAGGCAATGAGAAATAACATCGTTAGATCTGTATCAGATTCGGTTGCCAATAATCAAAATGCCTTTGATTATGGAAGATACAACTTAGATAGGATCTACGATTCTCAGTTATATCCGGAAGTTAGCACAGATTTAGTCGAGCAAGGTTATAACGTTGTTTATCTTGAAGACGGGAGCATATTCGTCCAACCACCTCGCAAGGGGGGCTGGTTAGAGCTGAAAGATATTCTGCTACCAGAGATAAACGAAGCATATTGCTGTCCAGACAAGAGAGAGTTGTTTGACTTAGAATCAATTAAGATTCGCACAGTTGAGGGTTATAAGCTCACCGAAGACGATCCTCGACTTGGGTTGAATCCAAGAGAAGTCCGCCAGCCTCCATATTCTAGACCACTTTCTCGCCTAACTCTTGCCTCGATCGAGGGTGTTGTTCTAACAACACTTAGGGCGTACATTGTGGAACATATCGTGCTTGGATACGCCTCTTTCAGTAATTTTAAGACAAACACCAATGGCGTGTATGATGACACACTAGTTGAATACTTGGCAGAAAAAATCAAAGCTGGCTTGAAGGCGCAGCCACCAAACCCCGGAGGTCCCGCAGTCCCAGAGGGAACGATTGAAGAAGACGAGACTAGATCATATGCATATTGGTATGAATTCTTAGAGCAGTGTATTCAGGCGTATATCAGGAGATCTAATGCCGGCACCGCCTTTATAGATCAAGAGATTGATGCCGCGCTTCGAAGCATTAGCGTTGCAATGGAACAATATGTCTATCCACAGCGAAGCAGTCTTAGGGCTGCCCGCCAAACGCGCCCTTTCATAACATTGAAGCGGCTGAGAAGAGAAACAAAGATACAAGCAATTCAACAAACTGAGCAATTTGCTATGGTGATTCTAAAACAATTGATTGCCGAAGAGCTTGATAAAATATCTGATGATATCGAAGATATATTCCCAACCCCAACCAATGGCTGGGTTGAAAACGTGAGTCTAGAATTTTTGAGAAGTGGCGTGTTTTCAATCGAGGGGTCTAACATTTTCGATGCCCCAAGGGTGGATGGCAGGATTCTCCCCGGAGTAAGCTTGGAATTGTTTGCCTCTGAGTTCGAAGCCAATAGTCAATTTGTATTAGAATCCTATGTCAAGGCAGAATTGAGTGATCTTGGGAGATCAGCGATAAGCGGATTCCCAACGGGAGCCGTTCTAGGTTTGCAAGAAATTAGAGAGATCTTAGAATCGTCTGCTGATTATGATGAAATTTCTTCTAGAAGAATTAACGAAGTCTTCTCCAATTTCAGATATGGTTTGAGATTGGTATATGTGCCGAGACCTGATGAATTCGGTGGTGATGTTGTGAAATCACAAATGTTTGAAGATTTGGTTAATAGGCTGTTCAAGCACGGTCGCGGAATTGCCGCCGGCGGCGTGGGTTTATATACTATACCGGTTGTTTATAGCCAAGACTTGGAGTTGTCTTATACAGGGACTGTGGCTGATTTTGTGGCAACGGCTCTTGAACCACAGAGCACCTTAGAAAATACCGGTTTCAATTGGCGAATGTTATCACTACTAATGACACAAAACGAAGAATTCAGAGTTATGTTCGAATATGCGAGTCCCTTGAAGACTATCGTATCTCTGGTATCGGCTTATAATGTCGAGGCATTTTTAGACTCTGTCGGACCATCCGATGAGTGGAATGTGGGATCGCCCCCATCTGTTAGACCTGGAACGCCTGGAATATTACCGCCACCAAGTAGTTATTTCTCTTGGAACCGAAAGGTCTTCCCAAGATTGAAGCGTAGGTTGAAGAGACTCTTTAACCGTCTTTACAATTCCAATGATTACACATATCAGCCCGCCGGTGCCTCTTCGGCAAGAGAGCAGATAACAAATGCTCGTGAAGATCTATCTCTGGCAACTTGGAGAGAGGGTTTGACGCCAACGTTTAGGACCAGAGTGATTTTTGAAGATCCTCTCTGCTTACGTGCCGATTCCCCGCTCGCAGAGGCACCTAGGGGCTCCATCCCTGGCTACGAAGGGACAGTGGCTGATCGCGCTGCTGAACTCGCTGAGGAAGGCTTATCTGCCACGGAGATAAAAGATCAACTTGAACTTGAAGCCGGATATGGGTCGCGAAACCCTGATGTATGGGAAGAGGCGCCAGACTCAGAGCCAGAAATGCCAGATAGGAGTGATTTCGCCGTATTCAATCCAGACGAAGAGGACGAAGCTGATTCCGAGTAAGAGTCAAATTTTAAACTCGACTATTTAAAAAATAAGGAGATCTGTTTATGTCTGGTATTGCTCCAAGGCTTCCGATAGTTGTAGATACAGAAGACGGAATTGGGCTAATAAAAGATTACAACGAGCTTGTTACTCAAAACTTAAAGATGCTTATATTGACCGTCCCGGGCGAGAGGATGATGGACCCCAGTTTCGGAGTTGGAGCCAGGAACTTTTTATTTGAGCAGCTAACCGAGGAGACGTTTCAGAATTTCAAAAGTGTTCTTTTGGAACAGCAGGCTAGATATCTTCCGTATTTAACAATCAAGAGCGTAGAATTTAATTCTGCTTTGACTGATCCTAATATGCCCGAGAATGTCTTAAACATTAAGATTACATACTTTAATAAAGTTTTGAAATCTACAAATGTTCTATTGTTGCCCGTAACTTGATTAAATAACTATTTATATTGATAAAATTGGTAAAATTATAATGTCATCAAACAAAAAAGTCCCAATTCGCTACACTAGCCGAGATTTTGATAGCATCAAACAAGATTTGGTAGATTACGCCAAGAGATACTATCCCGATACTTTTAGAGATTTTAGCGAAGCTTCTTTTGGTTCTTTGATGCTTGACACGGTTGCCTACGTCGGTGACATTTTATCCTTTTATCTCGACTACGAAGTTAATGAAGCTTTTGTAGATTCAGCCACTGAATACAACAATGTAATCAATCACGGTGAGCAAATGGGCTACAAGTTCAAAGGCGGAGCGTCTGCCTTTGGGGTGTGTGCTTTCTATATCAAAGTGCCAGCAAATAGCACCGGTATGGGTCCTGACTCAAACTATATTCCAATATTAAAGAGTGGCGCAACCCTAACATCTACTGCTGGCTCATCTTTTATCTTGCTAGAAGATATTAACTTCGAAGATCCAGCCAACGAAGTTGTAGCAATGGAGCAAAATGTTGATACAGGCTTGACTACATTCTATGGTATCCAGGCATTTGGACCTGTTGTGTCTGGAAAATTCGGAACTGAAACATTCTCCGTTGGTCAATTTGAGAGGTTCAAGAAGCTCACCCTTTCCGCCAAGGACGTTGTCGAGATTTTATCAGTATCTGACTCAGAGGGGCACATCTATTACGAAGTCCCCTACCTATCGCAGAATGTTGTGTATAGGAGTATAGTGAATCGTAGTGGAAGTGCAACCTCTGCTGATGCTCCTCCCGCAATTGTTAAACCGTTCGTTGTTCCACGAAGATTTACCGTGAAGAGAACCAGAAGAACAACTATGCTTCAATTTGGATACGGCTCTGACGCAGAGACAAATTCACCCTCTGTTGCCGACCCATCCAGCATCGTGCTCCAAAGAAATGGTCGGGATTATGTTACAGATGAATCCTTCGACCCTTCAAAATTGCTAGACACGGATAAGTTTGGGATTGCCCCTTCGAATACCACATTAACAGTTCGTTTTAGAAAGAATGATTCAATAAACGCAAATGCTGCCGTGGGTGCGATTAATAGAGTTATAAATTCTAACCTTGAATTTAAAGACCCGACCCTGCTAAACGCCTCACTCAGAAATACTGTACTGGGATCATTAGACGTTACCAACTTAAATCCAATTTCTGGTGATGCTTCAAATCCGAGCATTGAGGAGCTTAAACGCCAGATAATGGACAATTTCTCTTCTCAAAATCGCGCAGTCACAGAACAAGACTATAAGGCTCTAACATACGCAATGCCATCACAATTTGGGTCTGTCAAGAGGTGTGCCATTTATAGAGATCCCGATTCATTCAGAAGAAACCTAAATCTTTATGTTATGTCTCAGGATAAGAATTCTAATCTTGTTACTACAAGCGCCCAAGTAAAAACAAACTTAAAAACTTGGCTAAGTCAGTATAAAATGATCAATGACACAATTGATATCTTAGATGCAAAGGTGGTGAATATTCAAATTAAATACACTCTGGTATCGAACTCACCTGATAGACAGCTTGGCTTAGTCGTGGCTGCCAACCGTGCCTTGGCAGAGAGATACAATGCAAGAAAATTTGACATTGGAGAATCTTTTGATATTGCAGAAGTGTATCAGATTCTAAACAAGATTCCTGGCGTTGCTGACGTTCGCAATGTAAGAATAATTAATAAATTTGGTGGAGACTATTCAAACATTTCTTATAATATAAGACAAAACACATCGGCTGATGGTCGCTTTGTCTCTGTTCCAAAGAACGTTATCCTAGAACTTAAATTCTCAGAAAGAGACATTATAGGGACTGTTAAATAATGGGTATTCTAAGATACACAGCTTCGGCTGATACTACAATCACAAACGCTTATCAGTCAAACTTGACTACTCGTGGCACTGGTTCAAATATGGGTCGCGCTGATTCGTTAGAGGTGTTCTCTATCTACGGACAAGAGAGTTCCGGATCATCTGAGTTGTCAAGGATTTTAGTCAAATTCCCAACAACAACCATCTCCTCTGATCGAGCAGCCGGAAAAATCCCAGCCTCTGGAAGTGTCAGTTTCTATCTGCGTATGTTTAACGCGGTGACGCCCTACACACTTCCTAGGAACTTTACTTTAAACATTGCTGCTGTATCTGGCTCACACTCTCCTGATATTCCAAAACAATATGATTTCGCTTGGCAAGAGGGAAATGGCAAGGATATGGAGAATTATACCGACGTTACCCGAGATGGAGAGGGTGCCAACTGGCTTAATATGGGTTCCAGTAGCGTCGATGGTGTCATCAAGTGGGGTAACCCATCCTCTGTGTCTGCCGGCGGCGCCTACTTTACCGATTCTTCATCCTCTTTTACACAGACATTTGACGATGGGACGGAAAACCTAGAAGTGGATATTACCACTCTGGTTGAGCAGTGGCTAAACAGCGCTGGAAATGTGTTAGGAAGCAAGACAGATTATGGCATAGGAGTGCATCTAACTTCAAGCCAAGAGGCTTTTGTCGCGGTTGCTGATGCTACCACTAATGTTCCCGCCAACACAGACGGAGCCAGAAGATCTTATTATACAAAGAAATTCTTCGCAAGAAGTTCGGAGTTTTTCTTCAAAAGACCTGTTATTGAAGCTAGATGGGAAGAGACCAAGAAGGACGAAAGAGGCACCTTCTTTTATAGCAGCTCGCTCTTGACAGGCGAAGAGAATTTACACACCCTGTTCCTCTACAACTATCATAGGGGAGTTTTAAGAAACATTCCAAATCTTACGGATAACATCATCTACGTTAGTGTTTTTTCAGGATCGGCAGACAACACAGCTCCCGCTGGCTCTGAATTACAACTAGTAAATGATGGCACTCACGTAGTAGATCCATCCGCCCTGTATGTTACAGGCGGTCTTTCATCACAGACCGGCGTCTATACAGCATCGTTTGCCCTTACAGCGGCTGCTACCCCCCTAACAAGAGTCTTCGACGTCTGGAAGTCAGCCTATAATGGGACCGAGTATTGGACTGGATCTTTTGACCCAACAAGGTTGGATTTATCAACAGAGAACCCTTCGACAGAATTTGTTACTAATGTTACAAACTTGAAGTCAGTTTATGCAACAAGCGAGACCGCTCGGTTTAGGGTTTTCACTCGCCAAAAAGATTGGTGTCCAACTATTTACACGAAGGCGGTAGCCACCACTCCGCCGTTTATTGTGGAGAGTGGTTCTTTCTCTGTTGTGAGAGTAATTGATGGTGTTGAGGCTGTTCCTTTTGGGACAGGAAGTGATCTACACACTCTAATGTCTTACGACGTTTCCGGAAGCTACTTTGACCTAGATATGTCTCTATTGGAGCCAGGATACGCATATAAGATAAAATTTGCTTATTATAATGGATCAATAGGAGATTGGCAAGAGCAGCCACAAGAATTCAAATTTAGAGTAGAAGAGTAAAAATGAGCGTAAAAGATTTATTCAGAGTAAATGTTCCAACTCAGCTAATATCTGCCGAAAGCTCTGAAACCCTTGGTTCTAACGCCGAGTCTGCAACAAACGTTGAAAATAAGCTAAAAAGATCACAAGTATATTTACCTCCGGTAGATTTCTCTTCTGCCTCCAACTTTGCAGTATATGGATCTGCTGAGAAGTATTATGAGGATGCCGTTAAGAGAGTTTATCTAGAATACCCTTATGATGGCTCTGAGGCAGAGATCAATGAATACATTCTAAGCTCTTCATATCTTGATCAATACGTCTTCGACGAAAGATACCCTCGCACAAACGGTTATATTATTCTCGCTGCCAATGGGTGGGGAACTCAAATCGCCTCTACCGGCTCTTATGGCGCCCCAGCCAGCTCATCATATGAATATATCTCCCTAAAAGGCGGACCGAACACAAACCTTTCAGAAGCCTCACGCGCTTCCGCAGCCTTTACTGGATCAAACAATCAAAACAATGTCCTTGATCTCGCAAAGAATAGAGGCAATAACCTGGCTCTAAACCCAGCTAGCGGCTCAACGGTAGAGTTCTGGTTAAAGAAGTCTGAATTTGTCACCTCTTTGACGGAGAAGGAGGTCATATTCGACGTTTGGAATAACAACGCAACAACTTCTGACGCATATGGTCGCCTGATGGTTGAGCTAAGTGGCGCAGTTGCAAGCGTCTCTCCATTTAGAATTACATACACTTCCGGAACTTCCGGATTCGCAAATCATAGAATTGGTCTTTTAACAGCGGCAGATGTTGCTGACGACGAGTGGCATCATTACGCTATTACTTTCGCATCTTCTAGCACAGCGCTAACCGCCAAATTATATATTGATGGTGACTTAAACGATACTCAGACAACAAGTTCAACGATAAATGAAGTGACAGGCGCCCTTGTCGCCAATATCGGTGCGCTTAGGACCTCCCCAACTGGTAGTACGTATGCTACGCAAGGCTGGGGTAAGCTCTCTGGCTCTTTGGATGAATTTAGATATTGGAAAACAGAGAGAACCGCTGAGGACATCGGTAGAAACTTCTTTACACAAGTCAGAGGGGGCACCAATACAGATGATGCCAACACTGATCTTGGAGTGTATTATAAGTTTAACGAAGGAATTACTGACAACTCATCAAATGATTCGGTTGTTCTGGATTACTCTGGAAGAATCTCTAACGGTGCTTGGACCGGATACAACACCAACGCCAGAAACACGGGCTCTGCTATGGTGTCTTCTAGTGCTGCCTTGGCAGAGTTTAGAGATCCTATTATTTACTCAGATCATCCACAAGTTGCCGCTCTCCTATCAGAGTTGAGGCAATCTGGCAGCACTCACGATACAGAGAACAACGCTAGTATTTATGGATCCTTGCCATCTTGGATCACAGAAGCTGATAGTAGTGGGGACTTAAAGAATCTTGTTCAAGTTATGGCAAGCTACTTTGATAGATTGCAAAGTCAAATCAAAGAAGTCCCACGCCTCAAAAACCTACAATATCAAAGTTCTAGCAATCAGCCAGCGCCTTTCGCCAACAACTTGGTGAATAGCACCGGAATGACAAGTCCAGATATCTTCATTGATGCCAACATAATGGAGCTAATTCTATCTCGTGATGAGAATAGAGATTTCAACTTGGACATTGACGAGGTCAAGGGAAGAATCTACCAAAATATCTATAACAACTTAATTTACATCAACAAGTCAAAGGGTACTGAAAAAGCTTTCCGTAACTTGATCCACTGTTATGGAATCGATGAGCAATTAATAAGGCTAAACACCTACGGCAACAATGTAACTTATGAACTAAGAGACAATTTCAGATCGACAGCCGTCGCAAAGAACCTAGCAAACTTTAACACAACAGCTAGTTTTGATGCGACAGTCTATCAATATGCAGATCCTAGTAATTCAAACAGCGTTTCATTCATTTCTGGTAGTGACAGTGGATTAGAAAGCTATGTTGGCTTTACTTTTGAGGGTGAAGTTATCTTCCCAGTTCCTATCGACCCTTGTTCTGAGAATTCTTTCTCCTCTGACTTTGTAACCTGCTCTATTATGGGTATGCACGCGGCTGATGGTACAGTCCCAACAGACACGACCATTCCAACACCAGACGTAGCAGATTTGAGAATCATTGCGGTCCGCCCGGACATTGACTCTACCGATGCTTACTTTAAGCTAACTTCTTCCATTGCTCAGATATCTCCAATAACAACTGACACTTATAAGGATGTTTTCAACAACAACAAGTGGAATTTCGCTGCTCGTATTATAAACGAAAAGTATCCCTTTGGCGACACCATCACCGGTGTTGCTGGCGACAATTACAGAGTAGAATTTTATGGAATCAACTCTGAACTTGATGTTGTTAGAGACGAATTTTTCTTGACTTCTTCTGTTAAGGTTGCTTCTGCCGCAACAAACTTCTTGCAGAGCGACAAGAGAATCTTTGCCGGCGCCCATAGAGATAATTTCACAGGGTCTGTTCTTCAACAGAGCAACGTAAAGCTTTCAAGCGTTAGGTATTGGGCTGATTATGTCCCAAATGCTGTCATCGCCGCCCACGCAAGGGACACAGAGAACAACGGAACCCTCAACCCCCATAGGAATGCCTTCTTGACACAGGCAGCCCTAACAGGGACGTATATACCCGAAATTGAGACGCTTGCGCTCAACTGGGGTTTCTACGATGTAACTGGATCAGATAGCTCTGGGCAATTTATTGTAAATGATCTTTCGTCTGGCTCCACAGAGCAACAGACTCGATATGGTTGGTATGGTAATGTTGTTAAGGCGCAGCACACTGGTAGGGGCGATTTCTTTGCCACCAATGACAACCAAGCGATAGACAGGGATTATATCTATGCTGCCCGCCAAGTGGCACCAGAGGTAATCCAGTCTTCTGAAATGATTCGAATATTAGACTCAGATGATGAAAACTTCACCAGAGATCAAAGACCGGTCAATTTCTTCTTGGCAATTGAAAAGAGTATGTATCAAGTCATCTCAGATGAGATGATCAACACATTTGCTACAATTCTTGAATTCAACAACCTCATTGGTGACCCTGTCAATCGTTATAGACAAGACTACAAGTTGATGGAGAAGGCGCGAAACCTGTTCTTTGAGAAGGTGGAGAACACTCCTGATCTTGACAAATTTATTGATTTCTATAAGTGGATTGACGCTTCTCTATCTACTTTCTTGCGACAACTTCTGCCATCCTCCGCAGCTTCTTCTGAGGGTGTTATAAATGTAGTAGAAAGCCACATTCTCGAAAGAAACAAATATTGGACTAAGTTCCCAACAATCGAAAGAAAGAGCCCAACTCTAACGGGTTCAGCACCAACAATCATTAGAAGCTCTTTCGCACAAACTGCACCAATTGGCTTAACACAAAATAAGAACCAAACTTACTGGCTACAAAGAGCTTCAAGAAAAGATTCTCCGCTAGCAACAGGAATCGCTGGCGTCGATGACTCCAAGGAAAATATTCTTAAAGCCCTTCAAAGCGATTACAACAGGCAAAAGCCATATAAGCTAGAAGTCAAGACTGACCAAGAGAAGGCTAGCCCTAGAAGATCTATTCACGGGGGCACGAACTATCCGCCCTCCAAGGACCGTGATATTACTTATATCTCAACATATCCGCAAGGTCCTCAAGCAGCTTCTGGCACACCCCTAAACGTGATGTTGATCGACAATGTTGATGTAACACAATTCCAGAACGTAACTGGAACACTACCAGAGGAGAAGGATAAGAAGTTTTATAGCTTCAAGGTTAGCTTGCGTCGTGATCAAGAAATTGGAAGCCCAACGGACGGCAGAGATGGCTACGCAGGGATTATGAAGGGCGCCCTGGCTGCACCATTCAACTTGGTTAGCAGCTCCATAGATACTGGATATGGCAATCTAATAGTCAATAACTTCGCTTCTGGAACAGAGCTGGTGAATCTTCACTCCGATACAATAAGCCCAAGCAATGAAATCCCAATGCAGGGACCATTTACGCAGCGTCACGTTGGCGGTCGGCAAGTTAGGCACGCTAGTATCAATAGGTATGTATCAACTAGCACCACCACAAACAAGATTGATGACAAGGCAACAAGAGCAGAAGCTTGGAGAATCTTGGTTGGCACGCAATATGGCTCAGACGACACATTCATTGGTCTAGTAGAGGCGCAGTATCCCTTCCCAACTGGTCCTTATCCAGAGACCGCAAGAAGAAAGGCGATTTATTATCGTGAAGAGAGAGCCAAGCGACCAGTAAATATTAGAAATATTAAATACACAACTGCTTCTGCCGACCTGGGCAACTATGATCAAAACTACCAGATTGTCCAAACAGTTGGCAGGACTCTTAACAATAAGTATTTTGTCGAGAATGAGGGAGTTACTCTGCCAAGCTCCCCTATCAACTTGAACACAACCTTGAAGCAAACTAACACTCTCTCTACACTACTTGGCTTGAAGCACCCAAGCACCGTTGGTAATATCTTTGGCGTCAAGCCCGACCCAACAGATCCAACTATTCTCGACCCAAGTGCGCGCTATGAGTTGCTGGCTTCAACTGCTGTTGCAGACCGTACCAGTTCGGCAGACAAGAGTATCATAGTCAATAGATTCTCAGCCCCCGGCGGACCAGAAGTGAGCAGCTTGGGTTATTTGGATATAATTGCCGCTGAGAAGTCAGTTTATAATGCAATGCCGTTTAGAAATCTTTCAGTGCTATCTTCTGGAAGTGGCGAAGACGGCACTATTCGGGTCGTCGATCAGCTCGATAGGCGTCGTGGTCTTAGAACACTAAGGGCTCTACACGCTGGTCAGTTTGGGCACGATGCGACTTATGGCTCTGTAACTTCTAATACTTACATCACACAACCTTCTTATCACAAGGAGAATAGAAACACTTATAGAGTAATAAGGTTCTCCGGAGATACGGGATATGCAGACAACAGCTATGTGAGCGCTTCTATTTTCGATAATATAAACGTCACAAACGCAATCCCAAGAAGTGACCTGCAATATGCTTGGATCACAGCTTCATACACTCAGTCAAGAATTGTTGGGCACGCCTGGGGTGACAGCGTTGTGTCAAGCTCTGTCGATGGATTCCAACAAGCAATTAGTTTTGCCACAGCGAGTGATTGGTCAATTGAGACAGATACCCCCAGTGGAGACCCGCGTAATAGAGTTGATTTCGCTGGCACAAACCTCTTGATCATAGACCCAGTTGATTTATCAAACAATATTCTAAGCTCCTCAAACAATGAATACAGAAACAACCTGATAGCAGATCCTGGCGTTGAAGAGATAGCACCCCACTTGGTGTTGAATGGTCTAATCCTTCACAGAGGTGGTCCTTACGGGTTTAACAGCTGGAAGCAAACTAGATCCGGTCGTCATCCTGTTGCCCGCGCGCTAAGAGAGAGAAATATAATCTCTTATGTCCCTAAAACAAATTATAACTACCCACTAAACGTTGTTTCAAGTTCAGCGAGCCCTCTTTACGGAAATATTAGCCACTTTACAGAATCTGTTGTGGTCTCTAAATATAAGCCATTAGAGCAAGAATTGGCTGTAAGGGCGCTTGATTCTAAGGGCAATATTACAACAGAAGATACGTTGTTCGCCAGCAGTTATGCCAATAACCGCGCTGCTTTCAATAATGTTCTTCTAAACAATCTGTATAATGTCAATCCAAACAAAGAGCAACCATATGATCAATTGAAGAACTTGTACTTGGATGGTGCTGCGGCAGATCCAGACAGCCCGGTAGAAGAGTTTGTTTCCTTAACTTACAGAGAGTCGGTATATCCAGCTGTTATAAATGCTTATTCTAGCAGCGTTCGAGTAAGACAAAATTATGCCAACAACTTCTGGCGAAACTTGCGCTCTGATAGGACTCAGACTGACCTTACCAAGGTTAAGGGATTCGATTTGCCAGATAATGTCCTCATCACTTCACAGAGTATGTGGTCACTCGATGCAGAGGAGGACTTCTTGACAGCTAGGATTACAGCGAATACTGGTACTGGCAGCGCTGGTCCCGGTGTCCTCTTGGCTCGTTATAACCAGTTCCACAGTGGAACAAAGGCTAATATCACAGCTTCTGTTCAATATAGTAGAATCCACACTCTTGATAGACCAAATTCACTTCTGACAATTGGTGGGTACTCCTCATCATATGTAGATGGCACTTCGCTAGCTTCTCTGAATGACACATTCAGGAGCATTGGCGCTACTGACCAGATATATGGGGGCGCCTCTCTGTGGCAAGCCGGCGAACAAGCAGGTAAGACTCCTTGGTATAATAACTATGAAGATTATGTCAGCCAAATGCGCCTAGTTGGTAAAGACTATTCAATTGTTCCATCATTTAGGATTAGCGAGCACATAGATAGATATGTCAAGGATCTAGGTGGAAACTTCTTAGCTGACAACGATGTGTTCTTAGAGGTCACCGGCGGCACCGGCGATCGAGATAAGAGTGACGAGGAGCTGTTCTATAAGACATACACGAACAGTGATTTCTTAAAGTTCTTCGAGGTGGTAAGAAAAGACCACGAAAATGTTGGCGACCCAACAAGCATTGCTCTACGATGCAAAGCACTATTGAAGTTCATTCCATATGACGGTTTCTACCCATCCGAGAGGACCACCCAGATGGGCTTGCAGTTCTCCTCTTCATATGGCGCCAATGTTGTTTTGACCGGAAGTGATTCTTCAACTTCTACTTCTGGCGCCCTACCAGATAATGTTGGTTTCAGGACCTTTATGACTCCGTTCTTTGGACCTGGTATTATGTATAACTCGATAAAGTCTGGTCTAGCCGTCGATTATCCTATGTTCTCAGCAAGTGTTGAGTTGCACGATGATACTTACAAAGCCTCAACTGGCGCTACCCCGCTTATCTCTGGATCTGGCGGAATTGGTAGGTTCCATTACAGGATTCCGTTCGAGGCTATGATCGAGCCAGAAAACTACATTGCCGATAAAGATATGGCTGATATGGAGCCAAGCCCCAGCTGCTCACTAAACGTAACAGCTTCTTGGAGCGGTCTTGGTGATTCAAGGTATAAGCTAATGGCTAGCAACTTCTTTGCCGAGGTGCCAGACTTCTTCTTGCCCGAAAGACAATTCACGTCGCTAGTTTCGAGACCAGAGAGTCAGTTTGAAACGGTAAAGCAGGGTGAGCAATATGCTGCGAGAATTAAGATATTTAAGAGTTTGAACGTTCCCTCGTATCGCACAGGAGCATTGGGCTATAGAAACCCAATGATTCCAAGAGACTTAAAGGGAGAAGTATTTGAAACATTCACGATGTATAGTCGTCCAACCGCTTTTGGTCCTCCTTGCGGTGGTGGTGAAGCAGAGCTAGTTCAAACATCGACTGATGGTTTAAATCTACCATTCACTCCACCATATTACAATGGAGAATCCTGGGCAGACCTAATCTTTACTGCCCCAAGAAGCTCAACAACTGAGAACCCGATAACGCTGCAAGAGATCTTCTCACCTGCCAACCTATCAGTTGCTTTGCGTAGAGTCGGTAATGAGTGGGCAGTGATGAAAGAGAATACGATGTACCACTCTGCCAACGTCGAATATAACGCTATGCAACTTGATGCTTGCTTGAATATGTTCGGTCAGGCACAAATTAAGGATCTCAAATATGATCCTGCGACCGGCAAGCCAATAGAGGCATCGGATACTAAGCAAAATGTTTGGGTTATCCAGCCAAAGTTTGAGACGCCAATGTTGAATTTCAGTGGTTCAGAGTTTGCTGCCCCGCAATTTGGTAGCGCTAGTGTAGGTGTCGGAATGTGGCACCAATATGGGGTATTGCCAGAACAGCCTGATCAAGGAATATTCTTGCAAATAGCAGATATTCCTAGAAATTATATCTCAAAAGCTTTGGGCGGAGACCCCGGATCTACTGGCTCTTTGACTGAGCTAGTAGGCTTCGGCACAGAGCCAAAGAGGCTCGGTCGAATTGCTACTGGAAAGACAGTTTGTGAAGCAGTAGTGGCGATACCATATATTGTTGCGGATGGGCAGAAGAAGTTCTTTGACCTTGAAAGGCAGAGGATTGACAAGGCTTTGAGGATTGTAAATTTTGGTGATGTAATGGGACCAGAAGAGGAGCACTGCCCTGGTGAGTCAATAATTCGTATGGTCAGGTCTATGCAGAAGTTTGTCTTGCCGCCAAAGATGGATTTCTTAGCAAATCCGGAAAATGTTACTCCTTTTAGCATGTATATTTTTGAATTCGAGCATACCTTTGATCAAGACGATCTTTCTGATATGTGGCAGAACTTACCTCCAAAAATAGGGTACTCTTTTGATACAGATAGGGGTGATTATCCGCCAACAGCGCAAGCTGTCAAGGAAGTTGAGATTGACCATGATTTGTTATACAATGAATTACTAGCTGGTAACTTGGAGGACAAACTTCAATGGATGGTCTTCAAGGTTAAGCAAAAGGCACAAAAGAATTACTTTGATAAGGTCATCAAAGATTCCAACCAACAAGTTGGCAATTTTGATCGATCTCTCGGCGTGCAAGTTGGCAGAGAAGACTCTTCCAAGGTATTCGATCCAAAATATAGCTACAACTGGCCATATGATTTCTTTTCTCTCGTAGAACTAGTTAATGTAGAAGCGGAAATCGACATAGAAAAAACTAGTGAATAGAGTCTTTAAGGATGAAATTTTTTGACAATAAAGAGGAAGTCCTCGATATTGAGCTGACTCCATACGGAGAGGCACTTCTCTCACAAGGTAAGTTCAAGCCAACATATTATGCTTTTTTTGATGAAGACGTGCTTTATGATGCATCCGGCTCCGCTGGTGTATTGGAGGCTCAAAACGATATCGAACCAAGAATTCAATCCAACACACCCAAGCTAAAAGCTCAATATCTATTCAGCGGAGTAGAATCTAATCTTGCTCCTGAAATAATTGCTAGCAGGCAAGAGGACGCCCCTCGGGAATTAATTCAGAATTCTAAGGATAGAAATTTTGTTTTTGTAGAACCTATTGGGACTATGGAGCTTGGAAGCGAAGAGGCACCATCTTGGAATGTTCAAGTTTTAAAAGGAGAGCTGACCGGCGCTATAAACTACCTTACCTCTTCGGCTACTTCCGGTAGAGAAAACAACGTATTAAGGATACCACAATTAGATTTTGAGGTAACATACCGTGCAGCAGTTGGGAATGTTGAAGAGTTTGATTTAGAAAATCCTGATTTTGTTAATCGAATTATAAGTCGCCAATATGCTAATGGCACTTTCGTTTATCTGAAAGAGGACAGACCAGAGCTAATTTTCAGCATTGATGAGGACAATGCCACAAATGATACCGACTATGAAATAGAAGTATTTCTTGTTGAATCTGGCTCAGCAGGTCCTGAATCTCAGCTAACACCCTTATCTTTTCAACGCGAGACACAGAGGGTGGTTAATGATATCTTAATAGATGAGCCAGAAGGAAGAAGACAAAGAAGACAGAGTTTCAGACTAGACGCGACATATGCAGAATACTTCTTCAACGTCAATACAGATTTAGAAATTCCGGAAGAAGTTATGTGTCCCTTAATTCAAGATCTGAGGACAAGAGGAGTAGAGGTTGATGACATACCTTACGATTGTCCAGATGTGTCACCAGTTGCGAGAGTAAATATCTATAATACAGATGTGGTTGGCGAGGAGTGTGAATAATGACAAAAATAAATGAACTAGGTGTTAGAAGTTCAACCAACCCAAACTCCTACATAAGGAAGATTACAATTGCTCCCGCCGGCGCAATTAATTCCAGAAGTCAGAACACCATAGACAAGACAAGACCGGTCAAGGAAACAAGAAATAGATATGGCGATTTGAAATATGACGCCGGCTCCTTGACAAATGATATTTTTACAGTTGAACGTTCTTTAAAATCCACAGTTGAGGTATTAATTAATGATCTAGAAGATACAAAAACGAATCAAACAACGTGGGTAAAGAGTGAAAATTCAAGAAAAGATCTAGTATTAAAGGTTTTTCAGAGCACAAACAAAGAATTAACAGACTTTTTGGTAGAAACACGAGCATTTGATAGACCAGACTTTAAGGTTCCAGACCAATATAACCACTTAATTGACTATCAGGTTCAAATTATTTCCTTGGAACCGGAGGCTGATGAAGAAGTTAAGGTAAATTCAAAGCCTGTATTAGCATCTAATGGAAACAGAGTTGTCAGCATTCAAAAGGTTGTGGAATTCTCAATTCCAAGAGAGCCGGAACATCTAACTTATTTCGCCTTTACGCAACAGGGAGAACAAGTTTCCAGAGCAATCCTAAACTCACACAGCCCCATCATAATAGAGAGGGTGGTTGAGAGCGCTTCGTTGGTCGATCAGTCGTTTATCTTTACAGACAGTAGTGGGGATGTCTGGACCGGTCCAGTTCATTACCAACCTAACACAGGTTGGATGCAAGGTGCCTTTCACGTTGATATCCCTCACGAGGCTTTGACACGCAGCCAGGTCACTAATAGCAAGATTGTTGATTTAAGAGTCTTGGAAGAGGTGTCACAACTTCAAATTGACATAGCCCCCGATCCAAGCGCAAAAATAGAGAGCAACAGCTACACGACAGAGCTATACCTAACCAGGGATCAGGCGGGAAACTCTCTACTAACATTTGGTTTTGATCATTTTAACTATATGGTTGAGAATTCCAAGTATGGAAGACTATTTCAAGTAGCTTCCAGGGATCTACGAGAATATCTATTACAAAATTCTAAAATCTTGAATATGTCGGTGGTCAGGAGGGAAGTGCGTCCCTCTAAGGGAGAAAGTCGCCTACAAAGTAGTGACATAGTTCTAGAAGACATTCAGGCGCCCTCACAAGTTATTGTTTCTTCTCGCGAACAAAACGGGACGCTAAACTCAATTACAAGATATAACATTCCTGGTGAAGACTCCAACAAGTATATTGAGGTGCCAACTGATAAAGAGGTGTCTGACCGATATCAGCTTTTTGGAAGAATTGAGGAAATTTTTGTTGAAAACACCAGCAATTTCAGAACTTTTGCCGTGATGGACGCCAACATAGCCTCCATAACACAAGGCAACTATCAATATTCCATTGAATTGCAAATCCAAGATATTGTGGGCAATTTCTTGGCACAAAAGAACGATGAGCTAAAAAGAGCAATAAATGTGCTTGAAAATTATCTCTCAATCGCACGCAAGCCAGAAAACTACAATGCCAAAATGGGCACATATACTCAGAGCTTTGTAGAAAAGATGGGGTCACGTAGTTCTACGAATACAGTGCTTCCTTGGGTGTCTTCGATTGTGAAATACATTGAAGTCTTGGAAATCATAACAGATATACAACCAGAGCAGAAGACCAGGCTGTCAAGAGCCTTATATGGTCTAATCTCTCCCTTTGTTGGGACAAACGATGGCATACAGACCACGTTAGAACTAATGAGGGCGCTAGATATTGAGCTGGGCAATCTATTATCTCCCAACAAGGAAAGACACTTCGACGCCAGCGGCGCTCCGAAGAGCGCTGTTTCGCAAGGCGCCGCTTCTCGCCTACTGACAAGCACGATTGACTTTTCTGAGGTCTTTGATGCGAATATTTTGAAGGGTTCCGGGTTTGATTATTTTGATCAGCCGCCAGCGCCAAAGGGCAGAGAGCCTCGCTTAACTAATGGTATTTTAAAGATCACAACAGACAAATATAGAGAAAGAATTAACAAAGAAAATCAAAGATATGAGGGCAATCTGTATGATGTAGATCAAATCTCAACAGAGTTCCCATTTATCTCTGTTGAGGCAGCCGAAGCCTTGATTCTGGATAATACAAAATTTTCTTACGTTGCTCCAACTTCTGTGGATCTTTTGGAGAATAGAATTCCTCTCCAAGCGCAAAACAAGGATTCACTAGACTATACGACAGCCACTTCTATTATACAAAACGTGATTAACGATCCCGCATCAAAATCATTTACAGTGGTATCAACAGCGATTAATAGCTTGATTAACAATCTTGGCGGCGGCGTTACGCAGCAAAGACTTGCGGATCTAAATAACATACAGGAGAAAAACGCTAGTTTTCAGGATCTTGGGGCAACTTCTGTGGGCACAAATAAGGGCGATACATCCACCAGGATTAGGCGCCGCGCCAGGATTCGTGCGCAAAGGGACGCGACCACGGATTCAGAAGAGTTCCTAGGTAGAACAAATAAGTTTTCAAGAGAATCAAGCCCAAGACAAGCGGATCTAACCGAATTAGAGGCTCGGGAAATTAACCTAGGCGGGTCTGCTGTGCTTGAAAGGCTCGCGCGCCGCAACACAACTACCACAAATAAACAAACAACACTTTCAGCCCCTGCCCCAGCAGATATATCATATGATTTGACCAAGAATAATAACTTTATTTCTACAAGAGTTATCGAATCAAATCAGGGCGATAAGTCCGTGGAGACATTGAAAAACCTACCTCAGCAAATTAAACTTTTAACACTTAATAAAGATAGGGTGTATAATGATGCGGCGGCTAAGGCTTCTTCTGGTGATGACGCAAACACTGATGGATTCATATATAATTTTGGAATGATTAGGCAAGTGGAATATCTATCTGGTTACGAGGGTGGATATGGAAACTCACCTATGTGGAAGTTGTTGGATAATAGTGTTTTGGAAAACTTGGGCACATCAATTCTTTGTAGAATACGACAATATAACGACCCCAAGACAAATATAGGGTCTTTCGAATTTACAAACTCGTTGCCGGTTTATAATGAATACTTCATTATCACAACTCAGCGCCAAGCTGCCCCTCAGAAGCAACCGCCGCAAAACTTTATTTCAACTTATGAAGTAGAAAGTGGATTTTTAACTTTGGATTCACGATCTATTTATAGTGGCTTTGAGTCCGAACTGGCACTGGAAGTGACAAGACATTCCTTAATGGATTTGCAAACCGGCAACAATATTGAGTATTTCTTGACCGAAACTCCTGGTGCGCCTACTAATTCTTTAACAGAAGTTAGTGGAATTGGCGGCAAGAGGGCAAGAAGAGACCAGACACAGCAAGTGACGCAGGCGCAGATTACAAGAGAGCCACGCCGTCGCAGGACACAAGTTCGAACTCGTACGAGAACAACAAGAGGAGGTAATTATTAATTATGGGCGCTGGAACACCAGATCCATTAGATGATATTATCTTAACCGATCCAGAGAGGGAGCCGCTTCCCCTTGATCGTGATATCCTAACCGGCGGCGGCGTGGGGCTAATAAACTCTACAACCGCGAAAGATGCCTTAGTGGTTGATAGGGAGAATATCTTAGACGGGATTAACTCAGACACAGACCCTTTGCGACGTGATTATAGCGCCGTATGGAAATATGCCGTACAAGATAGGGACACGGTTATTAGGTGGGCACGAGATGACATCGAGTCTCTATCAGACACGAGCCCTCTAATCAACGTAAGGACCGTTGCCGGCACAGCTAGATTTATTGGACCCGACAGGGAGTCTTTCCTGGGCAGGTATGAACAAACGTTTATGGTCTTTGGGCGTGAAAGCCGGTTTGCCAACTTGCCTTCTTGGTTTGAATATTGTTTAAACAACTATCCACTTGGTACGACCTACCTAGACCACGCTTTGGAGTATAACGAACCTTTCACGCCTCTTGAAGAATTTTACCTAAACGGAAATGTTCCGAACATTGCTGTTGCAAGAACAAGATACGATTACAACTTCTATACAAAACAGTATGAGAACATCATAGAAAATGTCAGGGAATCCCTTTATCCAGATATTTATGTTTTCTATCTCGAAAAAGGCAGAGAGCCGGCTCCTGGCGAAGGAAGGTTCCTAAACGAGCAATATGAGATCAACCCGCTTCTAGTGCCAGATTTGTTGCAGCCGGGGTATAATGAGGACTTCTTGTATAGTGATTTTATCACCCTAGATAGAACAGTTCCAGGTGTCTTTATTAACAGCCTAAGAACAACTGACCCTTCCTCAGAGAAGGTCGGCGAAAGAGACACAGCCGAATATTACGATAGGTGGTCTTATTTCTACCCAATAGCTGCCGCTGGTGTTCCGGTTTTTAACCCAAACTCTGGTGAAGTGTTGGCGGAACTTTCTTCAAGATTTAGGAACATCATTGTACCCAGAACAACACAAGGCTTGATGCAGAGTAGCTTCAACTCTTATAAAGAGCTGTTCCCAATGTTCTCAGAGCTAGAATATCCACAGATGGAGCCGGCTAATCTTTTGAACAGCAGTGGTCTTGAAAACTATGCTTTCAATAACATTATGCGAGATTATGTTGCCGATTCACAGCAGCTAGAAAGAGTTCAAGCTGGCATTGATACAAAGAATCCGGAATATATTTTTCAAAGACAATTTGTCGAAACTCACCAACGTGTGGATGAGACGGGAAGAAGATACACTTTCACCGAGGGCGGCATATCTCCTACAACCAGAAGGGTATTTGATTTTCAAGAGTGGATTAGAAGCTTTGGAGATATTGACCCAACAATCGTTTCGGAGGCTGATTCGGTTTTCTTGAAGAATTTTGAGCCAGATTCAATTGATGATCAGCCGTACCCAACTAGACCAGAGACCTCTCCGCCTGGTGTCGTCGATCCAGGGCTTAGTTCTGACATAGGGCAAATTATCAATGTAGTGGCGGAGATGGTGGAAGACAACCTAAGAAAGCAAGGTGAGCTTTTCACGGGTGTAAGGGCGTACTCAGAGGATTTATTTTATCGAGTAGATAAGTATCTTGTCAATGAGGTTGGAAATAGAAGTAATCAACCGATCAAGAGCTACTTCTTGTTAAACACGCCCAAGAACCACACAAGAATCAACCTAATTGACACTCAATTAAAATACAACCAGTCATATCAGTATGATATAAAAACCTGTCGCATAGTGATTGGGTCGGAAACTGAATATACAACTGGCGAGGCTCTGTTGTGGGAAGGCGGAGATTACGTTACCCCAGAGCCCACCGACACCCTGAGGGGTGAGTTCCGACCATTCGATCTTTATTCTCCAAGCGAGACAGACTCCGGTGATGAAGAGGGGGTAATAACCACAGGCACATCTCCTTCACTGCCCTCTGGTCCTGATGTGGAGGTAGCAGGCACATCTCCATCATTACCTACTGGACCTACCTCAGCAGACGCGGGCGCATTTTTCCCAGAAGAGTTTGGCGGCGAGGGCATTGCTACGAGGGGGAGCTTTACCCCAGGCACCGCAAGAGGGGTGCCAGTAGGCGATGTCTCTGATCCTGCTGTTCTATCCGGCGTTATTTTTAGAGATACTGATCCTTGGACACCTTACGTTGCCAGATTCAACGTGAAGATAAAGCCATCAGTTAAGATTATTGAGCTTCCATTTGCAAGAAACTACCAAGATGACACATCCTTTGGTCGTGGCACTATGTTGGATGATCCGCCAATGCCTCCCGAAGTTGAAGTAGTTCCTTATCGTGGTGTTGATTTTCAAATTCTATTACTTATGAACACCGGCGCCGGCGCAGATGAGCTAGAACCAGTTATATTCAGCCCGGAAGAACAATTATATGTCCTTAGGTTGCAGCAGATGGTGGTTGATCCAAATCAGACAAAGATTCTGTTTGAAAACGACGATCCTTCTACACAATTTGAAGTATATCGTATGGAAACAAAGCCGTTTGGCTATGAAGATTTCAGCGATAATCTCAGGGCAACAATAAGAACAGAATCAGAGCAAAACGGCTTTAAGCCGGCTTCTTCCGCTGCTCTACGAGATTTAATTGAGCCTAATAAGAAATATTATTATATGTTCAGGGCTCTTGATATTCACGGTCACTCCTCTTACCCAAGTCCAGTATATGAGGTTGAGTTAGTGAATAACGACGGAGCAATCTATCCAGTTGTCAGGGTTGTGGAGTTTGAAACAGCCGATGCAACCAAGGTGGCTACAAAGAAAGTTAATCGATTTTTGCAAATCTCACCTACTTTATTGCAAACACAGTTAAATGAGAGATCTTTGGAGGTGGCAAATGACGGACCACTCTCTCGGGCTCCTAACAGAACTGAGTTGCCTCTTGGCGTAGAAGAGGAGAAAATTTGGGGGAAGAAGTTCAAAATTAGAGTAACTTCCAAGAAAACTGGTAAGAAGATAGATTTGAACGTTAAATTTGATAAAGAGTATGACCCAACAGTCTTGGCTGAGGTAGAGCTTTCTGGACCTGCTCCCGCATTTTCTGGTGGCACCACCACAACAACAGTTACCCCGGCAGGCACAATCCCGCTTCCTGGTTCGACTAGCGGCTCATAAAGAATAAATTTGTGAGATTACTATTTAAATAAAAATGGGCAAAATGATTGAAAAATCACTAATTATATTTACGAAGAGGTAATAATATGGCATTTTTGGACAACTCGGGAGACATTATTCTCGACGCAGTTTTGACCGACCTAGGTCGCGAACGCCTTTCAAGGGGTGACGGTAGTTTTAGAATCACTAAGTTTGCTTTTGGCGACGATGAAATTGACTACTCTCTATACAGAAACGCAAATAGCTCCCTCGGCGCGCATCCAAGCGGAAGCGCCTACTACGACATCCAGATTCTACAAACCCCCGTGCTAGAAGCTTTTACAAATAATTCCTCTTTCTTGAAGTCAAAGCTTTTGTCTGTTGCTCGAACAAATATCCTCTATCTTCCTGTTCTCGCCCTAGCGCAAGCACCAGAAGGTCGTGAGGACTTCTATTCTGGCTCTTATTTGGTCGCCGTCGATGAAAACACACAAGGACCCTCAACCAGCAACGCGATTGATATGAACATCGCTGGTGTCTTCCACGGCGCTAGTGGATATGACAATGACCCAAGCCCTATGACTGTTGATCAAGGCTTGAACACAACCGAGATTTCAAACAGAAATCCACTAGATGCTGATCTTGTGGAAACACAATATCAAGTAGAAATTGACAACAGATTCGGAAGTATTGTGAATCTTAGGGGTGGCAGAGCCACTCCTTCGTTTGTCGATGATGATAATATCGCCACATACTTTTTCAGCGTAGGAACCGATGTAGCTTTCTTTGAGGACATTTCTGATACCTCTGTTTTGTCCTCTGTCGCTGGTCCGAGGGGAACAAGGTTTGTATTTAAGGTGGCTTCTTCGGTTGAATTGGCTACTAGCGACTTCCTATTTACACGACTTGGTTCAACTACAAGCTTGCCAAAGCAAGGCGGCGGCACAGTAAGTAATGTTAAGTTCCTAGATTCACACGTCAGAATTACTGGTGTTACCACTGGTTACAGACTAGATATACCAATCCGATTCGTTAAGTCACCAGCATAAGAAGGATAGAAAATGGCTACTACTTTTAAGACACTCAGAAGAGATGATGTTGTAACAACCAGATCCCTACTACACGAGGCAATTCCAATCACAGGCTCTATTGTCTCTGGAACATACAACGACGAAAACATCAAAACCTATTCACACGGAATGTTCCAAAGCGTTTATGATTATCCATATCTAAGCTCTTCTGCGAACCACATCTTCGACCTCACAACTGGCTATTCTAGTGATTCTAGTATCTCTGGCACTACTGCCAGAACCCAACAAGACAAGAAGATTAACCTTTATAACGAAGTAGCCCAAGTTCTTATGGGCTTTGACTACACTGGCTCAGTTCAATTGTTCGATGAAGATGGTGATCTTTCTGCCGGGGGCACAAAGCTAAAAGAGTGTGTCTTTGTCAATTTCGCTAGACTTCTAACAAAGGATGAAATCAAGAAGGGCAGCTTTACGCTTCAACTCGGCGCTAGTGCTTCTTTCGGAAGCTCTTCTGTAACAGAGTTTAATAGCCTAATCACAATCCAAGACACTGACGCCGCCAACTCTTTCAAGGTAAATTCGCCTGCCGGTGAATACGGAATTCTCCTCGGAACAGGCTCAGTTATGCCCGCCGATACAAAGGTTGGCTTGATCTTCTATCAAGCTGGAATCGCGGTCCTTTCTGGCTCAGTCTTCCAGACCTTCGGTGACGACAACGGTTCTTCCGGAAGTATGGCTATGAGCGCCTCTAACGACTTTAACTCTTTCTTGACGGGAGCCTCTATCGAGAATATGGCAGATGCAGTCCGTCACAGAATGTACGACTTGTCATTCAATAACACCACAGAGTTAAACTCAACCGTTTATTTCTGCCGTGCCAGCAACAAGGACTTCAATTATTCTTCCAACCCGACCTACCTCACGGCTAGTAAGATTAGAGTGAAGGAAGGCGTAACAGACCCGCCGGTTGCGTACATCACAACAGT